ATTGGTATTCATGCTCAACCACATATTAGGATTGTGTTCTCTAAAATATGTAAAGATTTCTAAAGTATCTCGAGCAACAATAGGATCTCCTAGATTGCCGCACATATACATAGTATTTAACTGTGCAATAAACTCGGGTGTAAATATACGTTTGACATCACCAATTGTAAGTTCATCTAAATTAATGTGAGGATTTAATGCGCCACCGTTTTGATTACGATCGCACATAGGACAACTTGCTTGACAATTCTGTGTGACTTCTAAGTGTATTGTTCTTATATCTTTATATTCATACATCGTGTATTAACGTTACGTCCTTCCCAGGTCCTGTTTTACTAGGTAAATCGCCATATTGTTCGACATACCAAGTTATAACTGCTCGATACCAACGTTGACTATCGTGATGTGCTACTTTATTAAATTGAGTTATATTGTTATTTGTTGCTTGCATTGTACTTAGTGCTCTTGCACACTCTGTTTGCAGTTCTCGTAAACTTAACTTATCTAAATCCAATTTTCATAAACCTTTTATATTTAGGCAATTCTAATTCGCCTTCGTAGAGTGTTTTTGTCATAGGAGATTTATTACTAAATTCTTGGAGATTACTTGAACAATTAACGTGTTCTAAGATTTCAAAATAATTATTTCCTTGTAACACAACTAGTTTTCCTAGAGGTATTTTATTATACCATTCTGCATAATTTTCTATATGTTCACAACTAGTATTAATGATAGTATTTGGCGTATCAGTTATAGGATAACTCATTCTATTATTAGTGTTACTCCAATATTGCCATGTATGCTCTTTGTAATCAATATCGTGAATATTATTTATTAAGGCTTTATAACACCATTGATCTGTGAACCACGGCTTGTTAAATGTTTCTGCTATATCAACAGTTGTAGTATCTATGTCAAAACTACGAATTTTTTCAACTTTTATACCGCTTTCAAATAGCATCACTGCTAGTGTTCCATACCAACCTGCACATAAAAATACTGTGCCTAAATCTACGTCACACTTTTTTAGTTGTTCAACTAACCATAATTTACTTTGAAGTTGTCCTCTACTAAAACAATCGGGGTCAATTTTTATATTGTTAACAAAAAAGTTTTTAAATGCAGCAACAAACTGTGTATCAACATATCTTTCAAGAATAGGCCATAGTTTCCATACATTGTCTTCGATAACTAATTTACGTAAATCTTCGTCATCAACAAGTCTAAAGATACTGTGTAGATTTTTTTCTAACACTGCTTTTCGTAAATCGTCGATATCACCAGATACTGTATTAGGCAATAATCTAAAAATACTGGTTAAATCACGATCGATATAAGATCTACGTAAGTCAGATAGTTTTGTATTATATGGATACAGTAATTCAAATCTATCTAGTAATTCATATATTTCTAGCATCAAACTGTTCCTTTAACCAATCAAAATCGTTGATATTTTTTAACATTTCGAGATTGCCTTTATTTCTTGCACCAAATACTGCACCCAACTTAGCACCATCAATTGCATATTTGCCAAATGGACGATCTGCACCTTTTGTACACCACGTCTGTAATCTAGTCTGTGTTTCGTCGTCCTTTTGACGATCAATAACTCTACTACTTAGTTTAACACATTCTCTAAATGCACTTTTCCAAGTATTAAATGAATCTGTATTAAAACCGGTAACATTTGATATTTCCTGTACTGCTTTAAACTTACTGCTAATACTGGTTGTCATGTCGGGCTTGCTTGTATCCATATTTAAAGTCAATTCTGTTGGAAACAGTTTTACACCACCGTATCCGTATACTAGGTCATTGATAGGGTTAACCGACCTCCATACATGCACTGTGTCGCGGTCCCATCTTGCAACTTGATAGTCGAATTTAAAATTCGAGTCAATCAAAGCATCTCCGTCCACAATCCAAAACATATCAGTATCGCATAGTTTTGCTGCCTCGATATGTGCTTGATGAATTCCTTTTACACCGTGAACTCGTTTTGCATGTGGAAATCTATTCGCTAGATACCGGTAGTATTCATCAGCACTAGGTTCTTGATAACTGATAAACACAATATCATAAGGCTTAGGTGTTGATATAATAATGTTGATTTCTTTTTTATTTGCAATAAACTTATAATCAAACTCTCGTTTGCTAAATTTTGCATATTTACTGCACAGTAAAATACCGTCATGATATTTTCCGTTTAAAAATGTATGATTTATCTTGCGTTCGAATTCTTGATCGTGTGTAAAATACGTATCGTACTTGAATCTTTCTGTTGGATTTACATAGTCTGGTACGATCCAAAACATTTCAGTATGCGAAGTATTTAATGCTGTTAGATAATCATCATAATTTTTAACATTAAAAATATCGTACTTTATAGGACCACTTCCTACAATATCCCATTCTTTTCTATTAACTACATGTCTATAGTCAACTTCTTTTTGCGTAAGTGGGGCATATTTGCTGCACAAAAATAACCCATTATAGTATTTTACATCATCAACTAAATGTACAAACGCATGATTTTGTTTGCGATCGATTTGTTCGTGATGCGATATATAAAAATTGTGGATTAAGTTGTTGTCTACTAGTATGTTAGGAGAACTGACCCAAAACAGTTCTGTAGTGGATTTTTCTAATGCAGTTAAGTAATCACTGTATGTTTCAACTTCATAATAGTCAAAGTTTTTAGGACTAGACGCTTGTAAATCTATTTCTTTTTTCTTGATAAAAAATCTATGTTTAATTTCGTTGTTGGTAATACTAACATTCTTTGAGACTAGAATTATTCCATCACGATGTTCGGCATTTTTAAATACATGGACATAATTTTCGCTCCACTGATCTGGAATGTAGTCAAAATTAAATTGTTCCGAAATAACTAAGTCATCCCACACTATCCAAAAAAATTTTGTTAATGCTAATTCTTTAGCATCTGCAAAACTTGTTACACGCTTGGCTATAGGAAATCTAGATTTTAGTTTTTTCCAATTCGAAAGATTATCAGAAGACTGTACATAGAATATATCAAACATATTGTATATAGTAACATAAAAAACTATTGATGTCAAATATCAAATAAATAAAGTGTCTAGGAGAGAAACATGGAACTTTACGATGGTGCGTCATATAGAATTAATATTGAAGGTATGGACAGTACTCTTATAGTAGATAGCTTTAGAGGTATTATCAAAGCCAACATAGTCGATGTTGACGATTACATCATAGTTGACTACGAAAACAAAACTTTCCACGGAAATTTTGTTGGAAATGTAATCGACGACTTAGGAAATGTAGTTCTTAATATTTCAGAAAAAACATTCTACGGTAATGTTACCGGTAATGTTCTTGACGACTCAGGAAATATAGTCATCGACAACTCACAACAAATATTCTACGGTAATGTTCTTGGAAATATTGTTGATGATATTGGAAATTTGGTTGTCGACAAGAATGAAAAATTATTCCATGGTAATGTTGTTGGAAACGTAGTTGACGAATTTGGAAATATAATTGTTGATAAAAATCAAAGAATATTTTTTGGAAATGTTGCTGACGAAAACGGAACCATGGTACTTGATTCGGAAAACAAAATATTCATTGGTAATTTTTTAGGCAATATTGTTGATCACGCAGGCGATACTGTTTATGATTCAAATAGCAACAGTTTACGGTTAGATGATCTCGAAGTAAATAACCTCATCTACGGAAATGTCAAAGGCAATGTTTATAATGCAAATGGGAATCTTATGTACGATTCTTTTACTAACTCTGCAGAGTTAAACGAACTAGTTGTTAAAAAAATCAATGCTGAAGATATTGTAGTAACTGATTCTATCGTCGGCGAGTTTGTAGGAACGTTTGCAGGAAATGTTTATAACAATCTCGGTGAAGTTATTTTAGATACTGATATACAGATTATTAAAGCAAACTTGTTATCCGAAACCAACGGAATTAGTTACGATTATCAAACTAATACGTTTTATGGAAATTTTTTCGGAAACGTTGTATCGGATATTCAAAGATTTAATAACTTTCAAGTAGGTGATAAAGATGTTGGAAGTAGCGGTACTGCATTATTTGTTTCAGACAAAGACATCAACGACGATTACGGCCCGTTGACTATTTGTGTGTCAAAAGACAGTAATCTCCCAGGAACTCTTGCTCTTATTAAAACTAGAGGATCTATTTCTAACCCAGAGCCTGTACAACCCGGAGACGGAATACAAAGTATTATATTTGGTGCTCAAAGTGGCACTAATTATAGTATTTCGTGTGTACCAGTTGCTTTAATCGAAACGTCTGTTTCTAGCAATGCAATTGTTTCGTCAGGAAAGGTACCGGGTCATTTTTCAATAAAAGTTTCTAACAATGCAGGCGAATTAACCGAAGCATTGTCTATAAATTCAGATGGGCATTTAAAAAGTGTAATTAAAGATGTTACTGTTGTAGGAGAAACTTCTAAATCTCCTGCTAATACATCAAACCCAGACAGTTGGTTGGAAGTAAATGTCAACGGAATAACAAAATTTATTCCGCTGTATTCATAACTTTGTTATTTTTGCTACACTAAAACCACTTCTGTTTTTATAGAACAATTTTTCTTTAAAGTCTATATCTGTGTCCCAAGGTATAGATATATCAAATCTATATGTTGTTTTATTTTGTATTAACTTGTCGTTAAAATTACAAAACTCGTTTAAATTATAATTAAACTCACCACTTATAGCATGTTTTCGTGAAATGTCTGTTGTGTATGATTTATTAAAATTGAGTAGGTCGTTTAACAAATTGTTGTCAACTGTAGAAAAGTATTTTTTAGCCCACTGTTCAATTTTAGTTTGAACCGTGTTTCTATTTTTATGCCATTCAATTTGAGTGTAATTAACTGTAACATTGTCATTAACAAAAACGTCTGTAATTTTTTTATTCCAAAAGAATTCTTCTAAATCGGTTTTTTGTTTATTATACAGTGATAGAAAAAAATCTTCTTTTAAAATACAATTATTAAAAAAGTTTTCATAAAAGTCAATATAATCAATACCAAGATGTTTGTTTGCAAATTTAGCCAATACTTGCGTCCAGTTATAATTATGAAAGTTCATTATTAACCAATACCACAACCAAGAATCAATGTAATCCGATTTGTTCATGTATTTTGTTGCAATTACGTAGTTGTGAATTTCTGGAATGTTAGTCAACTGACCATTAAACACTGTGTAATATGTTTCCACTGCCATTTCGTGATCAAGTACTTCAGTGGCCATCTCACTGTTTTTAAGTATTTCTAAGGGAAACACATCTAAGAAATAATGACATCCTGCTTGTATGGCTTCGCAAAGACCTTCTCTCCAACTTTGTTTAGTTTCGTATGGCATACCCAAAATAAACTCTGTATAATATGTCACACCTTGTTTGTCACATTCTTTGTACATCTGTGATAACTGAGATATTTCCATATTTTTACGTTTAATGTTTGTTAACGTATCGTCATTCATACTTTGAACACTTAATGTAAGACCTCTATTAAGTCCTACACTGTGCAGTATTTTAACTAATTCAATAGTTTTTTCAGCACTGTTTTTATACCAAGTAGCAGTAACTCCGTGAGGATAGCCTGTTTCTGTTTTTAACTTGGCTAGATATTCTACAATAAGTTTGTCACGTTCATAAAAAACACCAAAGTTAGCATCAGCAATATAAATGTATTCTATTTTATTTTTTGCAACCCAATCTAACTCAGCAAATACTTTTTCTAAATTAAATTTTTTAATTTTACTTTGAGTTAGACTACCCCAGTCACAGAATGTACAAGCAAAAGGACAGCCTCTATTTGTTTCTATGGTTGTTGAAAATTTTACATTTTTATTTTCTTGGACTAACTTGTTTAAAATGTTGCTGTTTATATAAGGACTTGGCATTTCTTCAACATCAACACGTTGATGCAATTGATATGTTTCTTTAACTATTCCAGTAGTAATGTAGTCAGTTAATAACGAATACAAAGACTTTTCGCCTTCGTTAATTATAATACTATCTATAAACTTTTTTTGTAAAAGTTTGTGTCCTGCTTTTTCGCCAACCTGCGGGCCGCCAAACACAATTAAACAGTTTGGCCATTTATCTTTTATTTTTTTTGCCAATTGAAAATTGTATTGTTCGTTCCAAATATAGTTACTAAAGAGACAAATTTCTGGATCATGTATTTTAGTGATAACCAAATCAACAGGTTCACGTTTAAAAAAACAATCCTTTACATCAAAGTTTTGTTTTACTATATCAAACTGTTCTGCATATGACCAGACCGCAGCAATACTATATGGTAAACTTTGACTAGAAAAGTTTCCGTAACCCATTTGATAATTTACTTGAAACAAATACACACTTTTCATTAAAAATAGTCCTCTAGTGTTCCTTTACGTTTTGTATCTAATGTAACACAATGAAAGCCACCGCTTAATGTTCTTGCTTGTCTCATTGGCAAACCAATACTTTCAATTCCCCATGTTTTGTCTAATTCTTTCATCAGTTCTTGTTGATTTTCATCTACAATAATGAGTTCAGGATTTACACTTAACAAGTTTAGTCCAATATAAGGTGAGCACGGTGAGATACCGTTTGATAAATTTGTAGGTATTTTACCAATTTTTTCGCCAGGCCAAAAAATCTTATCCCAACTTTTAAAAATAGGCGGGTACCAGTCTTCATTTAATCTGTCACCGTTGAACAAAACCAATCCAGGACGAAGAGGAATTACTGTGCTGTCAAAATGCGAAAAACTATAATACTTTTCTGCAATATGAAATCTGTATCCTTTTGGTTCGAGAATAGTTTTTAGCCATTCAAACCCAAGTTGATTTCCACTGTTGCTTACTTGGCAAAGTAAATCTCTTCCTAATCTAACGATATTTGGTGCATCAAATACAATTTCGTGATTTAGTAAGGTTGCTTCTTTTATATCATCTAGTTGATAACTTTCATCTAATAGTATCGGCTTTGGAGCACAGATCCATTGCGAACCTTCCTTCATCCATTTATATAAATGATTGTAATATGCACGAGTTTCAAAGTATCGAGACCGCATAGGACTAGGACACTCGATAATCATGTTGTCCAAAGGTAACAACAAGTCTCTGGGACAATAAGTATGCCACCCTGTAGTTTCCCAATCGGGCGTACTAAATTTTTGTCTATGATCAATTACATCAGGTCTTAATACATTAACACCTAAACTTTTTAAAGTATCTGACAATCCATCTAAGTCTTCATTTGCTTCGTCAATGACTTGTTGATTGTGTAAAATTCCGTTAAGATGTTTAATTTCGTCATATGTGTTTGCTGCATAAGAAAAACTATGAGTACTTTTATCAAGAGTTGGAAGCATTGCATGATCGGCTATACCAACTACAATCTCTTCTAAAGGATCCCAATCATTGTTTGTTTGAATTGGCATATAATATCTCTTTCATTTGTAAATTGTTTAAAATTAGCAAGTCTTGAAGACTTAGTCTATTGGTATTAGTGCCTCTGTTATATTGATTGTATTTTTTAAAGTTGTCTACGCCAAATAAAACTGTATTACTTGGCGTAATATTTAAAACACTACAACACTCGAGTTGTTTACTTTTATATTTATTGTATACAAAATCTGGTGAAAAGTTTTGTAAAAGATTTAATCCTAAGTGAGAACCAAGTCTGTTATTGTAATTCATCTTATCATATACAAACATAAGGTCGTCGTCATCTGTTTTTGTAAATCTTATTCCAATTCTTGCATTTGCAACAGGAAATGTTTTACTTAAACTAAAAACAACATCAGTAATACAATTAAAAGATAAATCAAAATTTATATTATTACAAATTCCAAAATATATACAATCAATTAACACTGGAATCTGTAATCGATCGCATATCTCTAAAACACTGTCCATCTCAACATGCTTGTTTCCGGTGTCACTAAACGGTAAACTAATTACTACTGCATCATTAAATTCTAAAGGTGAATCCTCTATAAATGTCCAGTCGTTCCAATTATTTCTCCAGGCTAGTTTGTGATAAACATATTCGCCCTTAAAACATCTAAAACGTCTATTTTTATTTTTAATATAAAACATATCAAACGCTTGAGACGCACCGTTGCTATAAATTGCATATGTGAAGTTATTTAAACCTATAAAATTATTGTCGGCAGAACTTAAAATCCAATTTTTGTAAGCATTACAAAAATTTTTAGTAACACTATTATCCCATAATGCTTCTGAAAAATCAATGTGTTTTATAAAGTCTACTATTTCAGGATCTTGTATAGCATAAGAATTTTTAAAAATATTGTGCATTTATACATTTCCTTTTACATAAGGTTGTAATTCTTTTGTAGCATTTTGTTTAAGCATACCGTATTTACTACATTGATTTGCACAACGCTCTATTCTATTTTCGCTAATCCAGTTTTGTTGTATAGCGTGAAACACTTTACTGTTTGCAATTTCGTCCAATGAAAAATGATGCAAACTAATAGTGTTTAGACCGCCGTTTAGGTCAATCAACTCAAATAATTTTTTTCTATCTTTGTGCTTTTCGGTTTCAAACCCATAAAATCTATCAGCAAGCCATCCGCAAGGCAAAACGTACCCTTCGGCTGAAATATAAATTAAATTACTGTGTTGTGCAGTACAAAATATTTTAGATTTTTGCAAATAGTTTTCATAAGATCCGAACTCTTTTATAATTTTTTCGTAGTTATTATAGCCATTGTTTAGATATTTCTTTTCATCAGGCATTTCTAAATATCTATTAAGATTATTATTTTTGTCAAACACTGGAGTTTTATCAACTAGATTATGTTGTTTATCGATAAATCTAGTTGTCAACTTACAAGAAAACCCATCAAATCCGAGTTTGTTGCTTAATTGTCTTGCAGCATCTACTTGATGTTCGTTGTGTTTAAAAACAATGTAACTCCATATTGCTGATCCGCCAGCAGATATAAATGCTTTTGCATTATTGATTATTTTTTTAAAGTTTGTGTTAACTCTATACAAATGGTTTGTGTCATCTAAACCATCTATTCCGAAAATAACTCTATCATCTTTTTTTAAAACGTTAGCAAGATCTTTCCACCATTTTGTTGTACGTAAACTACCGTTTGTATTAATAGTAAGTTGTGCAGAAGTTTTTGAATTTAAATATTTGACTAACTCTATCAAATCTTGATAGATACAGGGATCACCATAAGTTCCGCAAATACGAATTTCTATCAAGTCTTTTAAAATTGAATCTGGTATTTTTGTTTTAATTAATTCCAAGTCAATGTCGACCATGGGCAATGTTGGCCATGTTTTTCCACCGTAAAAATTACGTACACACTGAGGACAAGATGCGTTGCATCTTGTTGTAAGTTCAAGTTCGAGTTGAGTAATTTTTTGATAAAACATTAGGGTTTTCTTATTAGGTGCTCAAGACCTTTACGATTAAAGAAAAACTCAATTTCTTCTTTACTAGCATTGTACTTTGTTTCTAAATACTTTAAAAATTCATCTTGCTTTTTAAAATAATAATACAATAACTTTGTATTAAAGTCAACGTCTTGTTTGACTTTTTGATAATCGCTGTTGTTTAAAAAATATTTTACATTTTGTACTATTGCTTCAAGACGCTGTTCTTCATCTTCGATTAAACCGTACTCTTTGATTAAGAAATTCTCGTCAAATGTCTTAAATCCTAGATTTTTCAATTCTTTGTATTGTTCTACATAGCCCGATAAAATTACTGGCTTCTTCATTAATAATTCTCTATAAGTTTTATCAGTAAGATAATACCGGTCGTTACTCCATTCCCAGTATATCGGCCCTTCACTTATTACTGTTAACTTTACATCGTTATAGTGATGCAAATCTATAAATGACGGATTGTGTATGTAGGGTTCTTTTACAATATCGTGCCAGTTGTCGCCTTCGTAAACTCCTAAAAAACTTTTACAAGAGTTGTATTCGTTATCGCTATCTAAAGATCTATTACAGTTTTTTAAAAACTCGTTATATTCTTTATCTGTATATTTTGACAAATAGTTTCGGCACCATTTGTTATCTATTTCGTTCCAAGGAGGAAAAAATGACCAAGTGCTATTTTTTAACATATTTTCGTCGTAAAATTTACTCATTAGTCCAATACGATTTGGACGAGCAGAACGACCTGTTAAAAATAAAAACTTGTCAGCATCGTTATTATAATCTTTGATTTGATTATCATAATCTTTGTATGCATTTTTTACAACACTCATATTCCAGTCATAAAAGTAGTGTGTGTGTTTTAAACCATACTCATATGTTTTTCCAGCACCAGATATAAAAATTATCTCTTGTATACCTAATTTTTTACAAGCATTGTCGAGTTTGTCAATCAGTGGGATCCAATATTTAGGATCCCACGCCACAAATCCGTCCATCAGTGCAAGAAAAATAATTACGTTGCATTTTTCTCGCACTGCTTGATCAATTTCGATCATTATCAAATCGTAATGATCTTGATCAACAAATAACCATTCGATGTTGATTAACTTTGTTTTTATATCAGACATTTTAAAATTATGGAAATTTTAAATCTAACTCTAGGATATTCATCAACTCTAGCATTTCATCTTGATGATAGTTGTAAAAATGCTGTTGATGATATGGATGCCACGATTGTTTTATTAAACTATCAGGATAATATTGCAATCTAAATGCAAGTCTGTTCGGATTTCCAGGATGCTTTCTTCTATGTAATGTTATCGAATTATCAAATAAACAAATCTCATTGTCTTGTAAGTACATGTGATCGTAAATATATTTTTCAGTTAACAATTCTCGGTCAATTTCTGCAAAAACTTTATCGCTATCATATTTACTCATACCTTTAATTCCAACAACAGAATTAAGTGTATAATGCAGTCCTTTGATTCCGCCCGGACTTGTAATTACCAAGGGTACTTCAGCCCCGTCAACTGGTGCAAATTCTTTTCTTATGTTTTCTCCAAAACTTGGATCATCTTTTTCGAGTTCATTAATCCCTCCAGGAATGTATGCGTGAACTAAAATCATTTCGTTAAGTTCGCTTCTAAAACTTTCAGAGATTGACTGATAATAATCAGCAGTTTGTAGAAATCCTGTAGAACTACCTACCATATACTCTCCGCCCATCAATGCAACTCCGGGAGTAAAGTTAATTACAGACGATTCGTTACTGTGCCAATATAACTCGCCAGATGAAAAGTTGCCCATTGGGTTACCGTATTCATCTCTTTTGCCACAAACTCGTGTTAATGTATTACCATGTTCAGTATGTTCAATATAAAACTGTTTCATTTTAATATAACGTTCGTCTTCTGATGATACATTAAATTTTTTGTAATGTTCTTGAATTCTACCATCAAAATCTTGACCGTATTTTTTTTGAAAGTGCTTGCGAGACATTGTTGCACCGATAAAAGGACCCCATTGCCGAATTCTGTTATAGTACTGATCTTTAGTAATTTTAACGTTTCTTAGAATAGTTACTAAATCAGTTAAATGAAATTTTCCAATTTCTGCCCATTCTTCATCTGTGATATTATCAAAGTCTAAGTCGTCAATATAATGTCCATATGAACCTAAACCGGGAATTTTTGATACTTTCATTTTATCTCCTGTGGTATTATTTCTAATATTTACTGCAAACAAAAACATAGTTACTCAATTGTGATACTACTAAATATTACAATGAGTCAACCATACCTGAGATTTTTAGATATTTACTGCGGTGCTTATTGTAACTTAGCCTGCAATCATTGTGATGCAAGAAGCCATGTGTTGCAAACAAAAAACTATGATCCAACATTGGATGACATATTAACAGGCATTAAATTAGTCAAAGAAAAATTTGATATAATCTATTATGGTACTTCAGGTGGTGAACCGTTACTGTATTTAGATCGAATTACAGAAATATTTAAATTTATAAAAAGCATAGATCCAGATGCTGTACTTTTACTACCAACCAATGGAACACTTATTGATAAAAAACTCAATGAACTAGTTGCGTTAATAAAACAGTTTGATGTTAGTGTTTTTGTATGTGACCATTTTTCAGGATTTGAAGATAAAACACTTTCAAATAAAGTTAAACAAAATTTTAAACTTTTAGCAGATGCTGTGAATTTGCCCAGTGGAAATGTGTCCGATTTTTATAAAAATCTATTCGATATAGAAAATAAAAAAAACGATATCTTGTATCAAGAGTGGTTAGACAAAAGACAAAACTTTTATGATTACATTGAAGATACTGAACAGGTATTTTATAATAAAACGTTTGTTCATTACAGAGAGCAAAGCACATTTAAACAAAATTATCAATTAATTGATAATATTCCTAAACCCTTTAAAACAAACAATCCTGCCGAATCTTATCAAAACGGCTGCACCAGTGATATGTGTAGTTTTTTGATTGATAAAAAATTATACAAGTGTTCTTCTTTGGGTACATTAAATAGATTTTTAAATCATCATAATTTATTAAACGACCCAGATTGGCAAAAATATTTAAATTATAAACCTATAAATTTAGAAAATTATAACAACGACGAAATTGATTTTTTTGATGAAACAAAATACTGCGAAATAGGAGAATGCGACATGTGTTCTGACAAAGACACTAGTTTTTTAAAAACACCAGAATATGTTTTAAAAAAATATACAAATTAATCTCTTGATCCACGAATTTCGTTAATCATATTTTTGTAATACTTTTTGGTTTCTTCTTCGTAAATGTCAGTATTATTATTTTTAATATAATTTAACAAAATGTTGTTCTCAGTAAAATCTTCATTTCTTATTTTATTAAGTTTATAATGAGAATATAAAAAATGTTTAAATAAATCTTTGCCACTGTCGTACATATAAGATATCAACGGTTCTTCCTTGATATACTCTTTGTAGATATCTTTTAAGTTAGTTGGCATGTGTCTTATACTTAAATATTCTGGATACTGTATTACATCGTAACCCCAATTAAACTTTGGATAATTTAAACTAAAATAGTTTTTAATATCTTCGACATAGATAGCATTGTAAATTCCAACTGTAGTCAAAACATTTACTGAAATTTTATCTGACAATAATCTATAATAAAAATCTAAATTATTTTTTATTTCATCAAAATTACTGTTTTTTCTAATAAAGTCGTTTAATTTTCCTATTGCATCTATGCTAATAGTAATTGTTACTTTTTTAAACTCTTTTAATATACTAAGAATTTCTTCAGTGGGCTGTATTGTTCCATTAGTAAAAAAATCAATATAAATTTGGCTTGTATCTGCATCTTCTTTTAATTTTTTTAAGAAAGGAATAAAATGAGGACTATAAAGTGGTTCCCCGCCTGTAAGATTAATTTCTTTAATGTTTTTTAAATTTACTTCTTTATAAAATGTATTTTGAAAATATTTGCTAGAAGAAAATGCCTCTCCGTATAACTCTTTTTCTTCTACGTGCCATAAATGACTGTTTGAACTTGCACACATTCTACATTTTAAATTGCATAGATTATCAAACATAATATGCAAATCTTGTAAATCTATTGTTGTTACAATTCCGTATTTGTCTAACGCTCTAGTACGCATACTATCTAAATTGTTGTTTTCTTGATCATAGCATTGTTCGCAACCTTTGATAGTTTTACCAGCAAGCATATCTGCCCGAAGTTGATCCATTTCGTTGTCAAAATACAATTTTTCAAATACGGATGTTTTATTGAACCTTCCGCCGTCCATAAATCCACAACAAGGAAGTATAGTATTTCCATTTTGCCAACTCGAGTGTACCCATGGCAACGGACAATATGTTTTACTCATATTCAGTGACCTGCAACACTACTCTTGGCATATGTCCTATATTGGCGGCGCCATGAATATCTTGACTGTTAATGTATTCATATACGTCGCCAGCAGAATACTTTGTTAATACTAAATTTCCGTATACAAACAAATGCCCGGGTTGATAGTCTTGTAATGGCACCCAATATCGTTTACAAGTTTCATAATGTGTAAATGGGTCTGTGTGCATCGGCATAAATTGACCAGGCATTAACTTTGTGATCCACCATTCAGTTTTTCCAGTACACCAAGGCGGACTTATTTTAATATTTAAATCGTGTTCTTCGTATACCCACCAGTGCGTTGCTGTTAAATCGTATCCTGCATCTCGAGCCTTGCAATATTCAGCACTTTCAACGGCAGTTTCCGGAGGCCAATCTCTGGGTCTTGCTTGTCCTACTGTGTTTAGGACAAGTTCTCTCCACGTAGGATTGATCCAGTTTGCAAAATTACCTCGATAAATCAATAGTGCTCCAAATGATCAATACCCAATTGTTCGCGAAATGAATTGCTAAACTTACAGTCAATTCTCATTCCATACTCAATTTCTTTGCTTTCTTCTCCGCCGTGCCAGTCTTGATCATTCCAAAATGCAGCATTAGCGTTTATATAATATTTGTTTTCTGTATCCGGATCCCAAATATAGAATCCACGCTTTGTTCTATAACGAATGTGAATAAATTCATTGTTGTGTGGAGTATATTGATGATCGCCTAACACACCGTTACGTGCGTCCAAGTCTCTATGCTCAAATGCTCTGCCGTTGTGATCGCAATGAAAAAATATTACTCTTCCGATTCTGTCGATGATTCCTGTGTGCTGTAATTCTTCCACCCATTTAACAACACCCGGAAAGTACTTCGACTCTACAGTTTTTTGGCGTTCAGCATTGCGTTCATTCCAATCACCCTGATCCCATAAAAAATAATAAGTGTAAGGGTCATTTGCACCCATTGTGGTTTTTAAGTAACGTGTAAAAATGTTGCGATTTCTAAAATCTTTTAAATCTGTAAAATACATAGGATCGCCTGTGACACGTATAGGATGTGTTTCTGGTAGTGCTAGATATTCTTCAACTGCACTATAAATTGGTTTCCAGTTGACAATATAACTTGCATCTTTCCAATCAAACCCAGGAGTCATCCATGTGCCTTCTTTTGCATAGTCTCTTGCTAGTGCAAAACCCTTGGCAATTTCTGGATGCAGATTTTTAAATCCTTCTATATCCAAGTAAGGATCCAAGTCGATATACGGTTTTGTGCCAATTCCTCTAATCATAAACATACTTATCGCTAATTATTGTTATGAATACACAGTTTGAGTACTATTATAATAATGTACCAGGAAAAGGATTGTGCAGAAACAATCTTATATACACTAGCCTAATTTCAAAAGATCGCAAAACTTTTTGTCAATGGTATTACAACGACGAGAATTATCACAGCGGACACAATGAAGTTGTTGATCCACGGTTAATGGAAGAAAAGTGGCACAGAGAAATTAAATTTTTAACTATTATGGCCAGACATTATCCCCAGCATGTTCCAACAATCGACACTGTAGATCACATAAACAAAAAAATATACTTTGATATAGATGGGACGGATTTTTGGGAACAAGCACAGTGTTCTCAAAATAATTATGATAAAGTTTTACCCAACTGGCAAGAACAAATGTTGGAAATTATTCAAGCACATGCCAGTCTCGGAATTTACAAATACAGTATGCACCCAAGCAGTTACTTTGTTGTAGACGGAAAACTAAAAAGCATTAATTATTTTTTTGCGTATGACAAAAATGACAAAACAATTAGTTTGACAGATGTAATGAGTCATATTAGTATTAATAGAAGAAATGACCTGTTACCAAAAATGACTAGGTTAGGTATTGATGTAGACAAACCTACTTCTTTTTTTGATATACAAATGTTAGCATTTGAAAGTTTTAAAACAGACTTTCCTGCCGATGCAATGGATGAAGCATGTTCCATATACAAACATACAACAACGATTTAGATTTAACTGATTATTATAGTCTTGCTCGCGAAAGAGGATTTTATAATAACGACAGTAAAGAAAAACTAGTTGACACTTGGTTACATATGGACCGTTGGCAAGTATGGATCCTTTACTACAACGATCAAGTTGTAGGCTCAATTGCTGCACACAGTTTAGAAGAACTAGGAGTACTAGGTGATGCATATCGTATTGCTGCTAGAACTTGTACCTTTGACGATTTAACTGGGCAACGTAAAACTTTAAGAACAGCAAATACTATTATTGCACGGCATCAAAATTTAACAGCACAGTTGCTATTACCATTGTGCGTCGAGTGGGCAGGCAAAGACAAAGACCTATACATAAGTTCAAACGAAAACGATACAGGAACACAAAAGTACGTTCATAGACTGTATTGCCCAGGGCTTAAAAAAGCGGGCGTATTAGAAGAACCCGTTGACTTAGAATACAGAGGTGCTATTCAAAGTTTTTGGCGTATGAATGTTGATGAATTTTATCGTCAGATGGACGAACATTGGTGGCCCGAAGCAAGAACAGCACTAGACGACTATAGATCTAAAACTTCTCTATAAAGTTTGTCAAGTTCTGTATGATCTGGATTTGCTCGTTTTAATTGGTCATAAACAAATGGCGTTAATTTCCAAACAAATTCCATCTGTCTAATTTTAGGATTATGCAACCAAAAATCAACGGCAGAAACTATTTCCGTATACTTAATAAAGTTGTCGCTTGTAAAAGTTAACGGATCGTTTAGATTAACATTTGTTGATTCAACAAAACTTAAATCAAGATGTAAAATATTAGCAACTCCGTCTGGTGCTAAACTTAACATCTTGCAACGCTCTGCTAATGCTTGCTTGTCATGTACATAATCTGTTAAAATAAGTTCAGGATAGAATCTACTTACAGATCCGCAAACAACTATTCTATGAACATGCTTGTACAAGCCGTTTAGCAGTTCTAATTGTTTCCCGTCTCTATATGCATTGTTAATGAAAATATCACAGTCTTTTGCGTTTTCAATTATGCTGTCAACCGACGTTTCTAAGTCGTAGCCGTTGCTGCGACTCATGCCAATTACTTCGGCATTTTTTCTACTAAAATAATTGTATAATTCTTTTCCAATGCCTGCGGTGTGTCCAGTAATTGCTACTTTCATAATGCACTGTAACCTATTGTGGTAATTCTAGGATTTGCTAACCAAATCTTTATACTATCGTAAACAAGTTTGTAATCATTGTAGGATGTACCTGTGAGTCTTAGATATAGCATAGGGTGTTTAGGTTCTGCAGAAATCTTATTAAAATACAATTCTAATGTGTTTTTGTGCTGACTATAAACTAAATCGTCTGGGTCGGGGTATATAGATGCAATACTGCCCATAACTACAATGTTTGCATGAGAATTTTCTAACGATTTTAAATAGTCAATTTGTGTTCCGTTTGCATATGCATTTAAGATAACAATATCATCGACTTCTACTTGAAAACAAATCTTAGCAATATCTTTTTCTAAATCATAACCATTGGATCTACTATAACCTCTAACATCGTGCATATCTGTTGTAAATGCACGATAGAGGTATTCACCTAAGCCTCGACTATGTCCTACAACGTGTACTGTCATCCTACTAAGTCATCTAAGTTATTAAAAAAGTCGTCGCCTAAATAAGTTTCAATAGTTGCTCTGAGATCTTCATTTTCTTTAATATTGTGTAATTTTCTCCACAGCACCACATTTGCTTGTTGTAACTGCATGAACTTTTTTAAATAAAACTCGTCTGTAATAACCGGTTCGCTCATTTTTCTAACTCCGTACGAGAATTATAACCTACTCTAGGCTGATCAGAAAAGAAACATGCCGACACCCACTTTGTTCCTTCTGTGATAATTTTACTTTCGTGTATTGTGCTCCAATTGGTTTCTTCATCGTAACACTGTTTAAAATATAAGAACGAGCCTGCTTTTGGTGTTACCGATACACCCAATTTAGGAAAGTTTGTTTCTCCGCCAACAAAGTTATCGTTGAGATAAAATACTCCGGATCCTACTCTATCGCCGCCGTGCTTGTAATAATTAATCTGTCTTGGATCATACGGATAATCGTGATGAAGATCCAAAAACTGTCCAGTTTCATAATTGTAAATATCACAGGCTTCAATATGGCTAAAAGGTATTTCAGCATATTTTACAATTGTACTTGCAACTATATCATAATGTCGAGGATCCATGCCTAAACTAATTCCACGTTGCTCAACTAATTCAGTTACTTGTGCAAAACTTTCACGACGTGATTCTGCTCCACTGTTTGGATTCATTTTATCTCGTTCATGTTTTGCAATAATCGCATTGCAAATTTCAACTGGCAACGCATTTTCAAAAACCACAATACTAGGAATATCAAGATATGTTACTACATTTACATCGGTACCTAAATCTTCAAGGAACTCTTTTGGGTTTCTGTCTGTTTTTCCAATAACTTTAACATCTTTAGCAATTGCACCATACTCGGCGTCTTGCTCTCTATTGAACTCAACAGTTTGCATTTCAAATAACACCTGCGGTTCGTGCTGTATGCTATCTTGTTCAACAATAACTAAAGCGTTGTCATTGTCTGCTACAATAAACCCATAACGCTTTGCATCGTTATACCATTTAATTACACCTGTTTCCATCGGTTCACCACAAATTTAAAAGATACTTAGGAGTTATTCCGCAGTTGGTTCCGGCATGCCAATATCTCCTGCTATCCCAACGATAGGTTGATCCTTGTTCTTCATTATAAAAACACTTTTTGTCGGCGATAAACACATGCCCCCACTCCGGCTTACCAATATGACAGTGATATCTACAGGTATCGCCTAATGTTGCTTCGTCGTCATGTACATCCCAGTGTATCGGAGCAAACCTTCCAATGTTAATTCTGCTAATCCACGCAGTTTTGTAATTTGGAATTTCAAAAAATTCAACAAACTTATCAATTACACTTTGATCAAATTGCTGCCCAGGTAAAAACATATCCCACCCAACAGTACCACCTTCTGCTACAGTTTTATACTCTGCTGCATCCCACATATCTAATATTACATCAAGGTCAGGCAGATTGTCACCACGTTTATGGCTAGGTCCTACGTATGCAGGAGTTGTATTTGCACAATCTTCAATCACCACATCCCAATTGATATGTTTACAATTTCCTATGTAATTTACAGTCATCTCGGTCTTCCTACAAAATGAAATAGATATTGTGGATGTATTCCGCAGTTAGTTCCGGCATGCCAACTTCTATAATGGTCCCATTTATAAATTTTATGTTGCGGAATATCGTGAAACGCAGTATCTTCCAAAATTAGAACACTTCCCCAACGTGGTTTGTCTATAAAACAGACCCAACGTTCAATAGCACCTTGCTCTAGCCATTCTTGCTCGTGATCTTCTACATCCCAATGATACGGAACATTGCGACCTGGCAGTACCTCACTTACAAAAACACGAAGCGGATCTGCATTTACTAAATCAGCAAAGTTATCTTGAACGCTGATATCAAAATGATGTCCTGGATAATAATCACTCCAAACAATTTCATCTAAATTGTATCCAGCGTTAATCCACACCCCTAATACTTCGTGATAGTTGTCTAGTAAAAATCCTTCTGCTTCGGACTCGCTTCTAGCAATAACAGCACTTGGTGTATTTCTGTCACCGTCGTTGCTGTTTATACAAAGTTCAACAACACTGTCCCAATCGATAATGCCTTCTGTTGTTCCAAAATAACTAGCCATTAAAAATTTCCTTGTATATGTAACTCATGTTGCTTTTACCCCAAAGTACATGAGTTTCTAAACTGCGTTTAAACATTATAGATAAATCTATAAGATTATCTTTTGTTTCCCCGGTTTCCTCTAGTCTAAAACGTGCAGAGTCATGAATAATTGCTTGCATGTATCGTTCTTCTATGTATGGACGATCAATCGGAACAACTCCATACCAGTCTATTGCTCTCATATTATCGTGATTGTCAATATAGTGACAGTGAGGGTACATTGTTAATTTATAATAACCTGTGTTGTATTGATCCGTAACAATATCTTTTATCATATCATACCATTGTAAATCTAAACGCATATCACCGTATATAGAATGATTACAATTATTATTATACCATTTTATAAAAATGCGTTTATGTTTTTCATCAATGTCTACAACCTCTGGTGCGTATGGTTTACTGCTAAAAAGATTTATATATTTTACTTCTTGTTCAAAAAAATAATCACACACTTCTTTTGTATATAATGGTCTTTCTGAATTCATACGTTGATATCGATTACGCCAATCGTAGTTTGCACAAAATGTTTTACCGTCTGGACTTATTAATGGTTCGTATGTTTGTTGAGCCATTCCTAGTTGTCCGTCGTGATATTTTAAAAACGGTCTCCAATTAATAATCGAAGTCATATTCAAACTCTTCAGGAATTATTTTTTCTAACTCGCTGCTAAATTCTTCTTCGACTTTTAAATAGACTTTTGATAGACTATGTTCAAAGTCGGTTATAATACCTCTTTTATTTGCACGGTTAAGCCAAGGACTAATTGTATTGTCAAAAACAAATCTTGCATTTTTTCCTGTTGCTCTAATAAAAACATTTATAGGTATTTTTAATTTATTTTTTGTTAATAACTTTCTTACAACCAACTGCTTACGATCATGTTGTCCAAAGTTTACTGCCGAATGTAAAGATCCAGCGTCCATGTCATACCAAATTCCGTCTGGTTTTAAAAAATATGACTGTTGTGTTTCGATGTTAATTAATGCTGCACAATCGCCTGTTAAGTTTAAATGATACCTGTCATCAATATCACTATGCGAAAAGTAGCAACGTCCACTTTCAAGTGTAATAATACGTGCTTCTCCAATGTCGTCGGGTAACAAGTTTAGTGCCGCTTCAAACGGTGTTCCAATAAATTCAGGTTTAATACGCCAAGGATCGTAAAAAAAATCTCCAGTTGGCTCATTGATGACCACTTTCATTTCATCGCCGTCGAAACTTGCCATCTTTTCTATTAATTCTTGTCTTACAATTAAATTTGTTGGTTGTATCATAAAGATATTTAGTGTATACTATTTTAGCGCAAGGTTAAATAGAGTATGATCGTAGATGGTGTGGAAATACCTTTAAATAAAGATTGGCAAAGGATTGGTATTAGTTTAAGCGGTGGTGCAGATAGCGCACTACTTGCTTATTTCATAATGGAAAATACATCTGCTGATATTTACTTTACTACACAAATACGAATGTGGAAAACTAGACCGTGGCAAGAATATATTGCACGAGACGTAGTACACTGGTTTCAACGCCGCTATACCAATCGTATTGAACATTTAACAAACTTTGTACCACCAGAATTAGAAGAACCTGTTAGTCCATTAATTCCAGACGAATATGGAAAATTAAAATCAGGTAACAGAATAATACTTAGAGCATATAACGAATACATAGCACACAAATACAAACTAGATGCATGGTATGCTGGTGTTAATTTAAATCCTAGCGAAATATTCAACGGTGCTCTTCCAGAGAGAAATATTCCAGTCATACCTCCCGTTTTAATACATATGGGTATTCCTGTACACCATCCATTTATAAATGTTCAAAAAGACTGGATAGTTCGAAGATATGCAGAAAACGGAATAGTAGATTTATTTGATATAACTAGAAGTTGCGAAGGCGAGTTTGAAGATTTAAATTATACTAATTATAAACCCTATCAATCTGTTCCTATTTGCGGTAATTGTTTTTGGTGTTTAGAAAGAGCCTGGGGATTAAAACATGCACTCAAGTAAAACATTTTGTATGCATCCGTTTACAGGATTAGCCACCAGAGAAGACGGTGCTGTTAAAGTTTGCTGTCGCAGTCAACCAGTTGGATGGATTCAAAACGAAAGTTTAGAAGAAATATGGAACAACGATCAAATGCGAGAAGTAAGACGCCAGGTGCTAAACAATGAACGTCCTACTGTTTGCGTACCTTGTTTTGATTTAGAAGATCAGGGTGTAGAAAGTCTAAGACAGCGACACATTAAAAATACGTTTCCAGACAGTAGAGTTAATCTTTATCCAACTGCACTTGATAGTTTGCATGACGATTATTCAATGCCTTTTGAACTTCCTACTATCGAAATTAAAATTAACAATCTTTGTAATTTAAAATGCAGAATGTGCAATCCTCTCGACAGCACACAGTGGAAGGATTGGAGCAGTGTCGTTGAGTTTTATCGAGAAGAAAACAACTACCTAGTCGATGCTGTTGCTAAACTAGGATTAGATAAGCGTCCGCATATTGATTTGTTTGTTGAGCGTGAAGATTTTTGGGCTAACTTAGAAAAACTGTTACCTTATTTTAGACGAGTAGAATTTGCAGGTGGCGAACCACTAATGGACCCAAGCCATTATCGTATACTTGATATGCTTGCTCCGTATGGTGAAAACATTGAATTAAAATATGCAACCAACGGTACTGTACTAGGAATCAAAGGCGGAAGAACTATTCACGATTATTGGCCTCGGTTTAAAAGTGTAAAAGTAAACGTTTCTATTGACGGTATACATGATGTATATGATTATATCAGAAGCAACGGCGATTTTAAAACAGTAGAAGAAAATATTAAGATTATTAAAAGTATGCCCAACGTTCCGTATGTTGTTGGAGCATTTACAGTTCAGGCAGGCAATGTAATGCAACTAGACAGTGCAATACCTTATTTTTTAAATGAAATGGGTATTGTGTTTTATAGTCATCGTGTAAATTATCCCAATGTGTTGTCTGCACAATGCATACCTGTTGAACTAAAAACTGTTGTTATAAATAAATTAGAAATATTAAAAGATGAAATTGCTGCATATCCAATAATGAATATGCATCCTACTATACTTTCAATTACTAAACAACAAATCAACGATAACATAAATTTCTTAAAAGGCAAAGACCTAAGTCATTTGTGGCCAAAAACTGTTGACTTTAATAGACGTTTAGATTCAAATAGGAATCAAGGACCATTTGAAAAGGTAATTCCAGAATATGCACCATATGTTTGAATTGGTTTTAGGAAATGATCAAAGTAAAAAAAGTTTGTTTTTTAAAATATTTGAAACAGATATAGCACAACTATGGGCAAATGAAATAAAAAAAGAATATTTGTTATACGAAAATGATCGCTTTACACAATGGCCTGGATCTAACAAAGACGAAAACTACTATCAATCTAGTTTAAAACATCACATAGATATAATCAACAGTTATGATAAAATTATCGATCTAGAAAAATATAATCAACAAACGTTTTTAAATATTTTACACAAACATTTTGAAGATCTTAGAGGTCATGTTGTTTACGGTACTGATTGGTATGCAACTGCTCCGGTTAATGTACAACAGAGTGTTGATAAATTAAATGTATTAATTCACGAATACGAAAATTATTTAAATGAAAAAGACAGCACACATCTAAATCCTACTATTGTATGTACGTTCAAAGATAGACCCACGTATAATTTAAAAAACGAACATTATAAGTACTTTACTCATAAATGGGAATTTGGAACTGTTTATATAAACTATTGCGAAGTAGGAAAACCGTTGTTAGATGTTTTTAAAGACAACGACGAAAATGTTGGCAAAGATGCTATAAGACCACAGAGTACATATAGTGCTGATTTTATGGTAAAGTTTGGAATTGATGTACCCGATCAGTTTGTTATAGATAAAGAGAACAAATTTTGGATTTGGGCTAACTCTAAAAATATAAATGTTGATCCATCTAAAGCAGCACTTGGAATGATTCCAGTTGCTAAGATTGTAGAAAAAATAGACATTAACAAATTAAAAGATTTTAATAAGGTAATAAAATGCACAGTGTAGAAAATCTATACCCACATTATAAAGATAGCATTAAAATAGAATGGAACCTAGGCAAACGTTGCAACTACGATTGTAGTTATTGTCCCAGCGAAATACATGACAACAGTTCAACACACACAGACTTGCGTGTATTAGAACGTGCAATTGACGAAATTGCAAAACTGAAAAATCCACGTATTAGTTTTACAGGCGGTGAACCTACTGTGCATCCACAATTTAAAAAAATTCTTTCTTATGCACAAAGACGTGTAAAATGGATTAGTGTTACAACAAATGGAACACGAACTGTAGATTTTTATAGAGATATATGTAGTGAATACATTGACTATCTTGTGTTTAGTTTACACTTTGAATACAACTGGGAGAGAGTACTAGGAACAATACTAAGCACTGCTGTTCCGTTTTATAAAAACAAAGTTCTTGTGCATATTATGATGCTTCCGGGAAAACTCAACGAAGCAAAACATGCAATCGAATATCTATCAAAGCACGAAATAAAATTTGCACTGCGTCCTATACGTTGGACAGAAACCCACGATGTGTTTGACGACACCGGTCGTTATAGTTTAGATGAACGTGAATTTTTAAAAACAGTAAATCACAATCCGCCTGCAAACACATTAATAGACAAAACAATTGAGTGCAATGTTAACGATCTGTTAGTAAACAAAAACAATCAGTTTAAAGATTGGATTTGTCGTGCAGGTTTAGAAAGTTTAATGATTAACTGGGACGGCGAAATACATCGTGCAACTTGTAGAGTAGGTGGAAGTTTAGGTAACATTTATAAACAAGAGTTTGCTGTTCCAACAGAAGAAATAACGTGTACTAGAGAATGGTGTACTTGCGCCGCAGATATAAACATTACAAAATGGAAAAAGTAAACGCTATAAATTTAACAAAGCCCGAACCGTTTTTAGTCACATGGGATATCGGAAGACGTTGCAATTTTGATTGTAGTTATTGCGAAAGCACTAGACACAATACGTATAGCCCGCCTACAGACTATAATCAACTTATAAAGACATTTGAATTTATAAAAGAATATGTCTCGGTTTACGACTTTAAAGAAGTTAATATAAATTTTACTGGAGGAGAACCTACAGTAAATCCACGTTTCTGGGACTTGATTTCTTACATTAAAACAAACAGTAACTTCGGTGTAGGCATTACTACAAACGGAACATGGCATCCAAAGCATACAGATTTTATATTAAAAAATTGCAACGGAGTAACTGTAAGTTGGCACACCGAAGCAGATGAAAAATTACGTGAACGTGCAATACAAAATGCCATTGCATTACACAATGCAGGGTTATGGGTGTCTGTCAATGTAATGCTGCACACAGACTACTGGGATATTGCTGTAGATGCATACAATCGTTTAAAAAGTGCAGGAGTAAATGCTGTACCAACTCCACTCGGTGACGGTGTTAAAGAACGTACCGATTGGTTTGAAGATAGCGAAGGTGTATTACGCAGAACTGGGCACCAATATACACCGGAACAATATGCATGGTATTGGAATACTCAAGGAATTGCCAAAGAAACCAGCGATGCTGTTTTAGCAGGATCTAGTTTAGGAAGAGGTTGCTGTGGAGGCAGATGTCTAGTAGGTAAAACAGATACATGGAAATCAGTTTCGATAGTAGATAATCATTTTAAAGATTGGTTTTGTAAAGTAAACTATTACTTCCTTCATATCGAAGAACATACTGGTAATGTGTATCATCATCAGACCTGTCAAGCAAAATTTACAGGAAGAGGACCTATCGGTACTTTAGATAATACTGATGCTATATTATCAATGGTTAAAAATTATTTAAAAAATCCTCAACCAATTGTTTGCCCAAACGAGCGTTGTGGCTGTGGTGTTTGTGTTCCTAAAGCAAAAGAATATTCGGACTATTTGTTGTTAACTTGATCCACAGGTTTACTAAATGTGTTGCCACATGCTCTAGCACAGGTCCATAATTTTTTAATGTTCCAATATTTTTGCCATACAGTTTGAAACGAGTTTGATTCAATTACTTTTTGAATGCCTTGTTTAGCGTCGGTATTACCTAAGTCATAAATCAAATCACTGTATTGTTTTTTTATGTGTTGTTTTGCTGCAAATAAATTATCAGTAGTTCTCTCATAATCATATGGTATGGCTGCTAAAAAACAACAAGGCATAATACGCTTGTGAGCATCAATATAAATTTCTTTTTTATGTTTAGCATAACAAACGATTTCAGTGTTTTGAATTGTTTCGCTAACTGCTACAATATCCGTTGGATCAAAATAATTAACTTTTGTTATTGCTGGCGGATATAATCGATCAATTGTTTTTTCATTTTTATCTAACACAATGTATTCTTTTTCAAAGGCAAATCTACTGCTGTCTTTTGTATAAAATTTTTCAAAACCAATTTTTTCTGCAAGGTCTCGTGCTTGATCTACTTGATGTTCATTATGCTTAAATCTAATAAAACTCCATTCTGCTATACCGCCAGCATCGATAAAAGCAGTTGCATTATCAAGAATTTTTCTAAAATCTGTTCCTCTACGATAAACAGAATGTGTGTCTTCTAAGCCGTCAATTCCAAATACTACTCTATGATCAGGCAAATGCTGCGGTAAGATTTTCCAAAAATCTTGACTGCGTAAACTTCCGTTTGTATGTATGTCAGCAAATACGTTAAAGTTTTTTAAATAATCTGTCATTAAATGAAAATCTTGATTAATTAATGGATCGCCAAAGTTACCACAAAATTCAATCTTTTTAATTATGTTTAGTGTATTGCTATCTAATATTTCTTTAAAGTCGTCAATGGTCCAATCTGAGATTTGTAATAAAGGATTATCTATGCTTCCTCTATAATTTCGACTGCACATTGGACAACTGGCCTGGCATCTATTTGTAATTTCTAAATGAATACTTTGTAGTTCATCATATCTAAACATAGTGATATTTATTGTACAGTAAATATAGTATGAACGAAGCAGAATTATTTTTTGAAAAAAATAGAATTTATAATTGTAAACTTAATTCGTTACCCAACGACAATATGAATGACGAAGACATTGCATTATGGGTGTTGCAAGGTAGTCACGGAGACTGGTTACAACTAGATCTTGATATTGATACGCTAGACTTTATGTTTGACGAAAGATATGCTGCAACAAGTTACGTGTCACACCGAGACGAAAAGACCGGCGAAGGCACACATCAAGGATGGTCAAGTTGCACACTTCACGGCATTGATGTTGAAAAAACCAATCACTGGACCACATACGGATATAAGTCTGAACCCGAATATCAATGGACCTACTTAGGTAAAAAAACTACAAAAATAAAAAAGTTTTGTGAATCGTTGCCTTTTGAAAATTTGTCAAGAGTAAGATTTATGAAACTAGGTCCCAAAGGATACATTTCTCCACACAACGATCAAGGGTCCGGAATAGACTGGGGACAAATTTGGAATCACCCACTGCCGATTAATATTGCTATAGATCACCCACCAAACTGTTTTATGACTATTGAGGATTCTGGTGTGGTACCATTTAACAACGGCAGAGCATTTTTAGTTAATATCTTGAAAAATCATTCTGTTATAAACTTTAGTTCAGACGAACGTAAACATCTTATTGTTCACGGCATTGTGGGCGATCGCAAAGAGGATTATTGCAAACTATTAGCAGACAGTTATAGGAAAGCATATGCTTTACAAAGGGAAAAACTCAAAATCTAATATTTGTATTTGTATTATAGATGATACTGATGAATACAAACCTTGGATGCGAGAACTAGTTAAAAACACTGCTGACTATACAATTACAAATTGTACAGGATTTGGCTATGATGTTTATGTTGACGTCAACGAAGACCGTATGCTTCAACAGGTTGCTGACAACTATAAAGTTGCTGTAGTAATAAGTGCCGGAACAGAATTTATAAACGGTAGTGATTTTTTTGATAATTTACCCAGTGACTTTTTCTTGTTAGCGCATATCATAGACATGGGCGACAGTTATTACGGACTACACTATCAATGTTATGTTTTAAATTTAAAAAAATACAGAGAACTGGGTAAACCCGGTGTAGGTAAAACTGAATTACTGGATTCTCATACGCAGGAAGTACCATACAGATCTGCTGAAAACGTACACGACGACTATTTACCCATAGTATTGCGTAAACACATACTTAATAAAACACAGGTATACAAAAGTAAGTACCGCGGATGGAATTTGATCGCTGCTGGTTTACAGGCCGGACATGAAATATGTGCGTTTGATGAAAAATTAAGAAGCAGTAAACATTATCTATATCGAGACGTTGATACCAGTTCGTGGATTTATCATAGATATAACTATTGTTTAACACATCACACATTTAAGGAAAATACAGGTAATTTAAATTTTCCAAGACCTTATAAAAAACCTATCACACAGTTTGTACATCCTGCGGCTGGAATAGACTGGTTTCACAAATTAATGCTGCACGGTTACAAAGACGAAACTGTGATTAAGTTTTATGATTACAATTTACGTGCGTTAGATGAAATGCGTGAACGTGTAAAAGACATGCCCTATCATCATTTTGAATTTCATCACATTGACGCAATTAACGATGTTGAGCAGTTTGTAAAAATTATAGACACTGCCGATCCAGAAGGAACAGTTGTTCATATGAGTAATATTTTTGCATATGAAGGTACTGCGTCTTTGTTACCATTAAAATATCGTATAGAAAAAGAAAATTATCTAATATCTTGGATGCAAAAAAATATGCCTGATGCTGTACTAGATTTTGATCAACGGGCTGCCGAAGGTATTGTTCCGTGGCGTTTGGAATCTGGAATGGCTAAAGATTTAGTATTAACTGATTGGAATGCTATCAGTTTACCGTCTTGGCATACTTACGATTAATTTCATCAAACAGTTCTTTTGTTGCTGCTTTAGGAGCACAAAGTCCACACCAACATTTAGATTTTTTGCAAACTATTGTATCTGTGCCTTTTTTTATTTTTTCCAAGATTGCTTGTGTATTTTTTAAGTTTCCAATAGGGCCAACTTGCCCGTCAAAATTCATTCTACAATCTTTATTTGTAAAAACTTCACCGGTTGTTTGTCTGATATATAAAAAGAATCGGTCAACTGAACAATGCCATCCTTTAAAGTTGTTGCCTTTAACATAAGTTGTGGTATCGCAACTATTAGAGCACAAAGTTTTACCGCCGCAACAAGCACGACCTGTGGCATCTAAATTAAATCCACCAGTAAAAACTGCTTTAATTTTTTCTGTTGTTGTAGAAGGCTTTTTACCTGTAATATATTCTGCTTGTTGGTCAGTGTAGTTAAAACGTGTATCAAACCAATGATGGTCGATTTGTCTTTTATGCACTGTAAATGTTCTTTGATTTGCCCAATCAACTAGTCTTACACATCTATCCCAATAGTTAGGATCCATCATAACATTGATTTGAAAATTTTTGCCGACTGATTTTAAATAAAGACAATTATACTTAAACATCAAATGAAATTTTGTGTGTGAAGAAGCATGAAAACTCATTGTAGCATAATCAATGTATTGTACAATTTTTATCCACTTTGCAGTTGAACAAGAACCGTTTGTTATTAGTGCAACACGCATTGTCCAACTGTATTGACTTTTTTTGCTGTTTATGTATTCTAATATTTCAACAATGTTTGGATGAAAAATACTTTCGCCGCCTTGAATGTTTAAATTTGCTTCTCGATATTGATCTGTTTTAGTAGACATTATAGTATCTACATAATCGAATATAAAATCTACAGTTTTTAAACTGTCTTTAAGGCTAGGATGCGACTGACTGTTGTCGTGGCCGTCGCCGCAGTATGCACAATCAAAGTTGCATTTTAAAGTGGATTCCCAAGCAATTTGAAATATTCCGTCAGTAACAGGCTCTAATGTTTCAAAGGTTATCATTGCTTATCCACTTTTTTAAAATTATTTCACCGTTGCAACCGCAAATAGACTTTGTGCATACAACAGGTAAAATGTCAGGGAAAAATGTTTTGTCAAAATTTGGCTCGTACAAGTTGTGATAAGTATCCGAGCCAAACAATTTTTGTTGACAGTTTCCTGTTATTCTGCCATCATAAAAGATTTTTAACAAATCAACACCTAGATTACAATTCCAATCTTTGAAATAATTTAGTTTGTTTAAGGTTAGATAACTGTCAGACGTTGTAGTAACAACTGTATTGCTGTTGTTTGTAATATAAACTTCTGTCCTGGGTTTTTTAACTGTTGCAGCAAACCATTCTTTGCTAGGATATCTTTTTATAGGTTCAATAAAGTATTTTTGTTGTTCTGATGTATATCGACTTTCGCCGTTGTAATGTACAACTTTAGCAAGAACAGGCCATGCACATTTACTATCAGATAAGTCTTCAACTAGTTTAACACATTTTTCAAACGCGGCAGGATCCATCAATACATCAACATTAACAAAAACTCCTAGTTCATATAAAAAATCTGCTAGGGTTTTTATCTTTTGTATTCTTGCATATTCATGATGCACACTAATATTAACATGGTCTAAAACTCTGCCTGCCTTGGTCCACCATATTACACCGCGAGTTCCGTTGGTGCTAATTTCAAGTATACACTTATATTTTGATTTTAGATATTCGCAAAGTGGCAAAAAACCGTCCCAGAGTGTTGGTTCGCCGCCTACAAAAAATATATTAAAAACTTCTTTGCCATTTTTTTTGTAATAATCTAATAGATGAGATAGATTTTTCTTAACAGTTTCAAAGTCGGGCCACGGATGATCGCCTTCGTTACTGCCTGGAAAGCAATAATTACATTTTTGATTACAAGTGTTTCCTAACATATACTCTATTCGTAATACGTTGGGCTGCTGGTTGTTTTCTATTTTTACAATCATAGTAAATGTGCTAATTCAGGAAACACTTCACGAGCGTTTATTTTTCTTATTGAATCTAGTTTATTTACGTATTCCTTAAATGACGGAAGTAAATGTGATTGATCTTCAGCATACATATGATTTAACATACCTTCCCAACGACGCCATCCGTACGGATTACCCTGCCAAAAATCACTGCTATTATGATTAACTTCAAGCCAACCTTTAAACCGCATAAAACTGTCTTTTATCTCATCTTTGTCCGCTTTGGGTAACATTTGTATACTTAAAAAAGTAGGAATGTATAATAGATGCATATTAACAAGGCCGCCGCCTACTTCAATGTCGTTGTTGACTTGTTTATTAACTTTTCTAAAATTGCTAGATAGTTTCCAATAGATAAAATCTGGAAGATGTTTAATATTAAAAATTTGTACGGCTGTTGCAATCGATGGCTGAATATTATCCGGAGTATTATCTAACATATGCAGATTTTTTTCAACCTTACTCCAGTCAGTAGGAAATCTAATATAGTTATTACGTTTACCTACTGCATCAATGCTAACACCAACTTTTACAAGTTTAAAGTGTTTCCACAGTTCAATTAATTCTTCGTCGACTAATATTCCGTTTGTGTTATAACGCAAGATGATATCATAGTTATAGCCTTGACGTATTATTTCTTCTATAAACTTTTTATGTTCGCGAATCATAAGTGGTTCGCCACCAGCAAAATAAACTTCTTTTAAATTAGGAATTTGCTTGTAAAGTTGTTTCCAAAACTCCGGATTTTCGTGCCATCGGTTATCAAAACTTTCTTTATCCCATTGTAGTTGATTTTTTACTACGTCGTGAGTTATTTGCGGAAATAATTGTTTCCAATCTTTGACCCATTGACTACTGTCGTGCGGACTGCACATCACGCATTTGATGTTGCAAGTATGACCTAAACGCAAATCAAGATATGCTAGTTTGTTAGGAACACGACCATCTGATTTGGTTTCGTTTAAAAGATTTACCGGATCAATACCACGTTCTAACCACGTAGCAGTTTCCCATATTCTTTTACTAGCAACTCCCTTTGATTCTTCTGAAAAACATTTAGAGCAACTAACTGGTATTTTTTCATCCATCATGGTTTTTCTAACACCGCGCATGTATTCACTGTTCCATGCCTCCGTTGGAGTAGTGTTAGAAAAATTCAAATGTTCGCCTGTAGCAGTCTTTACAATTCCAAGAGTATGGTCTACACCTGCACCACTTGCATTTGCACTACAACACAATCTCATATCGCCATTTGGTCTTGTGGCAAGATGTATCCAAGGCAACACACAAAAAGTTTTAGTAGCACGATCTTCGATAAAATCTTGCCATTTTTTTACTTCAGGATTTGTTGATTCATACCACGTCATTTGTAGCCAATAATTAAAAATCTGTTGTAAAGAGGCAATTCTAATACATCTTTACAAAGTATGTTGTTTAACTGTGATGAATCAGCAAAGTCATCAACAGTATCAAAAGTTCTTATATGTTCGGGTAAACTATGATAGTTGTTGTTTTGTATTACAACTAATGTGTCTTTGGGAACATTGCTTAACCAAGTATTATATTGTTCTTGAGTAATATGTTCTGTACTAGTGTTAATTACAATAGACGGAATTTCTTGATACTGATAAACAGACATATCTGCTGTTACTGCACAAAATCGATTTTCTATTTCGTATCGTTTATTAATCATTGCAGCAACTTCTTCGCAGGAAACATCTATATCTAAACTTGTAATGTGTTTTATATCGATTGTTGAATTAAAGAGCAGTGCAGATAAGACACCATTCCACCCACCGTGGATTACAACACGATTGTTTTGAGTTTGAACTAATTTAGACAGATTTTCAATTAACCACACCTTACTTTTTAGTTGTCCTTTCCAAAAACTTTCAAGAACACTGTATTGATTTTCTGCATTTCTAATAGCATCCATCCAAAACGCCACATCATCTAAATCAACTTTCATCTAAAACTTTCCATATAGGGAGATCAAGTGGCAAACCTTTCATTATAATTTTATAATTTTTAAGTCTTCTTCTTTTTGTTATTTCAGAAAATTCATCAATTGTGTATTTGCTTATAATTTTATTCATAGAATTTATTGCCGAAAATAATCTTGTTGAATCTGATTCGTTATCGTACGAATTATCGATCAAGTCGTCAAACACATCAAACCCGTATTTTCTAAGTCTTTCAAGGATACCTCTTGGTCCTATTATAACAGGTATTTGTTTTGCTGTAAAGACTTTCCAGGTTTTTTCTGTTATAAACATTTCAGACTTTATATTGTAACTAGTAAAATAAAATGTTTCAGTAACAAGATTTATCAATGCATTATTATAAATTTTAGGAGATAGATCATGAAAAAGACATTTGTTTGCCAAATCAGTAGCGTCAACAATTAACGGAAGTTTTGGTCGAACTTTATCAGCATGATTAATTAAAATTTCAGCATATTCTTTTTTATATTTGCTAATTGGAGTAAAAAGTATATCTTTAAATTCAAAGTTATCCAACACTTCGTAAGATCTATCGTTAGCCGATACATATCCATTGTCTAATAAATTTAGATAATCTAAGTATGTTACTGTTGCTAGTCTATGTTCTCTAGGACGATTGTTTAGACAATTATACCATTGTATTTTATCAATATCTATTTTGATCTTAGAATCTATAGTCCAACTACGTGTGCTCCAAAACCAGTTGTTATTTGAACAAACATAGAAAACAGAATTTTTGTTTTTATTTTTTAACCACGCTTTATATTCGTTTTCTGATTCCAAATGGCCGCTAACGTAGATAACTTTTTTTTCTAACTTATTAGAAAAAACAAATTCATATACTTTATTAAAATTTAAATATGCATATCCTTCTAACGTGTCGTCTAAGAATATATAAAAATTTTTATTTTTTTTTGCTAAATTGATTATTTTTTCAGGAATATAATCAATTGATTTTAAATTTTTATATTTAACTCTATAAAAATATTTTCCAATATTTTGATTTTTCCAAATATTCAAGTTATTATGAGTTAGTCCAAAAATTTCTGGATTTTCATAAAGTGGAATATTTGTAAAATACATTATTTTAAAATATTTTTCCAATGATGTATTGTTCTATCAATACCTTCTTCATAGGAAACTTTTGGTACCCAACTGGTAAGTTGAGTTAACTTGTTATGATTACTGTTGAGCCACCAAATTTCTCCATGTCTAGGATCTTTGGTATTCCAATTAATTTGTCCCGACCATTTTAGTTTTTCAGCAATATAATTGGCACAATCTTTAATCTTGCGTGGTTCGTCTGGGCCAATTGTAAACAAATGTCCTGAGCAATATTCCGGACTTTCAATTAGAGTCATCCAAGCATTTAACAAGTCGTCAATGTAAATAAAGTTTCTATAAGGCTCTGCATAACCTAAATTACAAACGTCACCTTTGATCATTTGACTGATAATTTGCTCAGTGACAAAGAAGTCGTTGTCTTTTCTGCCATAGCAGTTAGTTTGACGCATAGCAGTCCAACGTAACCCATAGGCACGTTCTGCGTATTCTAAATACTTTTCACATCCAAGTTTTGCAACTGCATAAGGAGCGTTTGGATGCGGAATTGTATTTTCGTCAAATGCTACACTTTTAACATATGTTCCTGTGCGTTCTACTTCATCTGATATAGGTTGCCATCCATATACTTCCATTGTACTAGCAAATACAAAATAGGGCATCGGATCTAGTTGTCTGCAAGATTCAATTAAGTTTACAGTTCCTACGTAGTTTACTTCGCTAAAACTGACTTGCTCATAAAAACTTTTTTGTACTTCAGTTCTTGCTGCAAGGTGAACAACAATGTCCGGTGCTACAGATTTTATTTCTTCTTTTACTGAGTTGTGATCCGTTAAATCACTTGTTAAAGCATGAACTACGCCTAATTTTTCTAAACGTGGTAAAAGATGCTGACCAATAAATCCGCTTGCACCTGTAAGTAATATTTTCATCTATTTTTCCTATATTAAGTGTTATTATTGATATTTAGTGAATTATTATACATTTGAATTCAATTTTATCTCTTTGAAAATTCTTTAAATTTATCATTGTCTTTTAAATTAAACGTTGTAAAATAATTAAAATCCTTTTTCACTAGATTAGCATTTTCAATTAGTAATTTTACTGAGTCGCTAACTGATTGGCGTTTAACTAATTTGTATAATGCTTTGTAGTTGTGATCAATCTTTGGTTTTAGTATTTTATATAAATCGTTAGGATCATAATTTAATATTTTTTTAGTTTCATACATCATTGCTTCGCATCGTTCTTTCCCGTCATTATACTCATCATTTGGAATATTATCAAAAGAATAATCAAATATTTCATCAAACAGTACAAATCCCTGTGTTTGTAAAAATTTATAAAAATATTGAGCAGCATAAACTATAAATGGTCTTTTGTGATAAATTGGAATATAAATCTTTTCTGTTGTTTTTAGAATTTGATCGCTTGATTCAGAAATAACACTAAACAAACTTGATTTAAATTGTTTCTCCGGAGGTAGCATTATATCCAGAATTCCGTCTGTACTATTAATCCAATTTTCATCAAAATTGATAATCTTAGGTTTCCAGTATTTGAACTTATACGAGTAGTCCCAATTGTCAGCGTTGTGCCAACTTACATAACCGTGATTAAATAGTCCTTCCTTGTACATAGTATCAACAAACATACATCTCCAATTGTGTGCTCTAGCGTTCAATGAAATAAAATGTTTATCGATTTTTTCGTTGTGTTCAAAAGGTTTTATGTTTCTTTCCATGTAGTACTGTAGCACTTGATACGCAAAATAAGAATCCCAAAAAACAAAATTTTTTTGATTTTTGTATGGCCATAATGAATTTAATCTAGAATCTTCTACAGCTGATGTTAGAATAATATGTTCTTTGTTTAATCTTTTTAATTCTGTTGCAAGGTCTTTGTATTGACCTAGATTAGTAAAAAAATTAGCAAATTCATGTTCTTCAGGACCAAAAAAAACAATTCTCTTTATTTCTGGTATCGAATTAACCGCACACATCAAATCTTCTTTTTCTTCGGGTCCCCAAGCAAAATAATAATAGTCAGATCCTACTAGATATTTTTTTGTCATTATTATTGACCAATAAATCCGCTTGCACCTGTTAAAAATATTTTCATATTGTTATGTGTCCTTATTGATTAAATTTAAAAAATCTTTTGTATTACTGATATTTAACACATTTCTATAAAGATCAAATCTTTCGTGAGTGCCATTTTCAATTGTACGTCTTACTTCCTTTGGTATTAACTTTTTATTTTCTACAATTTTTAGTAAATTATTAAAGTTATGTTCAACCTTTGTAATTGATTTTTTTCTAAGTTTTTCTATATTAGTATTACAAAGTTTTGCAACTTCTTTCATAAGCATATCACATCTTTTTTCGTCGTCGTCTACTGAGTCAAAGGAATAGTCTATAATTTCATCGAACAACATAAATCCTAAAGATTTTAAATATTGATGTATATAAGGAGCGCCAAATATAATAAACGGCCGTTTATGATATATTGGTAGATAAGTTTTTTCTGTTACAAAAATAGTTTGTAAGTTTGATTCTGAGATAATACTAAACAGACTATCTTTAAATTCAATCGGTACTGTATACATGTCATAAAAACCATTAGATGGGTTGACCCAGTTTTTATCAAAATTTAATTTTTTAGGTGCCCACCATTTAAAATCGTATGGGTATTGCCAATTCTCAGAATTATGCCAACTTATATAACCTTTATCAAACAAATTGTACTTGTACATATAATCAATAAACATGCATCTCCACGGATGAGCTCTTCCATTCATTGAAGTAAAATGTTTATTAATTACATTATTATGTCCATAAGGGGATGCTTTAAGATATAAAATATGTTGAATTACAAAATTTGCAAAAAACGTATGCCATGGATTTAAATTTTTAAAATCTTTAAATTGGTATCTGTAATTTAAAATACTGTTAGTCGGTGCACCTAAAATCATTTTTAAGTTAACATTATGATAATCTAGAAATCTTTTAAACATTACAAATTCTGTGTCGTGAAATGCAAATCCTATTTCGTGTTCTTCAGGACCAAAAATTACAATGTCTGTATATGAGTTATCTTTTTCAAGTTCATTTACTATGTTTTCTAATCCAAACTCGCCCCAGACAAAATGATAAAATGTTTTAGACATATAAACCTTTCTATAAATATATTATGTTCGATATAATTAATAAATTTGAAAATAAAATTGCAAAATTCTTTGGTTCAAAATTTGCTGTTTCAACAGATTGCTGTACTCACGCAATTGAGATGTGTTTAATTTATAACAAAATTCAAAATATATCAATTCCAAATCGTACTTATTTATCAGTGCCCATGACTGCAAAAAAATTAAACATTAGGTGGCAATGGCAAGACAATCCTTGGGAACATTATTATAAACTATCAGACAATATTTATGATGCTGCTGTATTATGGAAACAAAATAGTTATATACCTAATACGTTTATGTGTTTGAGTTTTCAGTTTAAAAAACATTTAAGTCTTGGGAGAGGTGGAATGATTTTAACTGACAACGAATCTGCATATCATGATTTAATAAAACTAAGTTATGATGGTAGATCTCGTGATCTACCTTGGGCGGAACAAGACATCGACAGTTTTGGGTATCATTATTATATGACTCCAGAAACTGCTCAATTAGGCTTAGATAAATTAGATACAGCAATAAACACAATTCCAAAAACATGGAGTTGGCAAGATTATCCTGATTTAAGAAATATGTCAATCTTCGTTCAATGAAGGATAATTTCTTATAGAAAAAAGTTTTTTGTAATTTAATTTCATTAAGACAGTAATTTTGTCAAGTACTTGTTGAAAATTATCAGTTTCTTTTATTGAATTTTCTATGTCGTGCTGTAGACGTATAAATGTATTTTTTGTTTTATCTTTAATTGTTAAATCTAAGTCTTTGTATATTCGAGTTGCTAAATTTAGATGTCCTAAAACATCAGGATGCGAATCTCGTACTATTTTAAACGAATTTTTTTTAGTTTCACAAGGAATAACTGTTAAGTTGGGTAATTCGTTTTTATAAAGATTAATAATATTGCCATTCCTGTGTTTAGTTAAATTGAGTCCTTCGGTAGTAAAAAATTCAAATGCACTTGCTTGCCATGTGATAAAATTTTTAAATAAACGATTTGTTGTTATTATAGCAGTAGAGTTTTTAACAACATCGTTATCAAAATCCCAATATTTTTTAAGAAACGATTTATCATAATGATGACTGTTATAAGTTAATACCGATCCACGGCCAATCCATGCCGCATCTTTAACTCTATCTTCTCTACTCCAACTTGACCATAAAATAAAAATTTCGTCACCGTCTTGAAATTTGTGTTTTAGATCTGCCTCTAAAATTCTGTGAGCAATACCAACATTTCCTAACCCTGCAATCGCATAATTGTAGTATTCTACATCTTTGTCGTATGCAATTATATCTGCCCATGTTGGCCAACCATATTGTGTGAAACTACAACCAAATGTGAAAAGACGAGACATAAAAACTCCTTAAATATTGTATGAGTATTTATAGCACCAACGAGTGGGATCCACTCAAAAAAGTAATTGTCGGAGTTCCCGAATATGCACAAATTCCTACAATGGATAAAAGCTTACGGGTAGTAAATTATGCAGATAAAAAATCTGTTGATACTGTAAAATCCAGGCCTTATCCAAAACAAGTTGTAGAAGAAAGCAACGAAGATTTAGACACGTTTGTCAATTTTTTAAAAGGCGAAGGGGTAGAAGTTAAACGCCCAAACAGAGTTCCAACAGGATACTACAATTATTGTCCTAGAGACAGTGTGTTTGTTTATAAAAACACTGCACTAGCAACTCCAATGAGTTTACGTGCTAGAGAACAAGAATTTTTACATATTGTTGAACATCTTGGTAACAATTTTACAATAGCAGAAAATTATCAAAAAGACGACATGTATAACGAAGATTGCATCGGCGATCCTGATCAACTTGCATTAACTGAAATTGCTCCTAAGTTTGATGCTGCAAATGTCATACGTGCAAACGACCAGTTGCTTTACTTAGTAAGTAATAGTGGAAATAAAGCAGGTGCAAAATACTTACAAGAATTTGTAGGAAACGATGTTAAAGTTCATACATTAGAAAAAGTTTATTCTTATATGCATATTGATAGCACTGTTGCATTTTTAAGAGAAGGACTTTTACTTGCAAATCCCAGTAGAATTAAAAATCGTGATATGTTACCTGCGCCGTTTAATAAATGGGACATCGTATGGGCACCAGAACCTGTTGATGTAGGTCATTATCCAGGATTGTGCAATAGCAGTATTTGGACTTGGAATGTTAATCTGTTTAGTGTAAATCCCAATCTAGTAGTATTAGAAAAACATCAAGAACCCACACGCAAAGCATTAGAAGCACACGGTATAGAATGTGCTATGCTACCGTTACGTCATGCTAGAACGCTCGGAGGTTGTTTCCATTGTTGCACGTTAGATCTTGTACGTGAAGTTGGGTAATTTCATTATTTCTAATAACTGTTCTGCTGTACCTCTATGAAATTCCGGACCGTCGTGTCCGTTGTCTCTGGCCTTGTCAAGCGTATCTGGTACGATAGCCCATATTTTATATTTACTTCTCTTTAATATAACTTCTAAATCATCGTCGTCCCAGGTAAAGTTTAGTACTGGAACGTTCATGGATTGCCATATATTATTAAAATTTTCAAACCACATAAAGTTGTTTAAGTACATTTCACCTACATCAAGCAGATATCTACGCCCCCACCATACTCCATCTTTGGTCGATGGCGACGTCATGTCTCGCAATTCAATATGGTCATGTCTGTGAAGGCCAAATTGTTTTCTAGCTTTTTGAGGCCATTGTACAATAACCAATTTTGGAATAGGAAGTTTACTGTTTTTCCATAATGTTGCATTATAATATTGCACATCCATACCGCTTGCTTCTAAAGCACAATTGTATAAATCTAATTTGAGATCTTTAGAAACTCGATCATTCCAGATTTTATCAGTGTTTAGTCCGACACCTTCGGTATAACTACACCCAAATGTTAATAAAAAGTCTCGATTTAGGTCGCTGATTTCTTTTGTTCTATGCCCCAGACTGTTAAATTTATAAACAATTTCGTGTTCATGATTTTTTTTAAAATCTTTAGATTGTTGTTTAAACAGGTCTTTTGAATCTGTAGAATACCAATTTAGTGTTTTATTAACTAATTCACTTCGAAATAAAAGAGGTTTGTCATTATAAAATTCTATCATATTATACCTACATAAATAATTTAAATTATTTAATGTAAGGAGTTTAATTTTGTTAACAAATTGGTTTTCATCTTTGGTTTTTTCTGCACGAGGAAAGATATTACCAATTGTTATAGATTCTAATGGCACAAAACACAATTTTTTAGAAATTAAAAATTGTGAAGGATTAAGACATTTACTTAATGAATCTTTTTTAAAAACTGAAAAAAATCCATTTATAATATACAACGGTACACACTATATAACGCAGTTAGAAAAATTACTAGAAAAAGACCATTTTAGAAAAATTATCAGCAACGAAGAAGTTAGTTTTTATTTCTTTGAACCGCTGACTCATTACATATATAATCCCAAACGTAATCCACTATACGAACCTCATATTTTAAAAATTGACAACGAAGATCACGAAATAGAAAAAATTCGTTGCTTAGAATTAGATAGTATAGAACATTGGGCAAGAAAAAATAATATTAAAAATTTAAAAGTATATTGCACAGATTATAAATGCTGGGAATATTATCAAAAAATATATCCTTCGCTAACATTACTTTCAATGGACTTGTTTGTTGTATGGTATTCTCAACGTCTAGGTTTAATAGAAAACAGAACTAGAATGTTCTGTTTATATAAACATGTAAACATTAAACCAAATTTAATAACTAAAAAGTTTTGGAGCGGTGCTTGGAGGTATGATCCAAGCAGACATTTTATAACTGCATTTTTAGCAGGAAAAAATTTAATAAACAACAACAATGTTAGTTTTTATTTTAAATTAAGCAACGAGGACATGATTTCACGTTTTTGGTTTAGTTGGAAAGAATTTTCTTTAAAATATCCTACACTATCAAAAACATTGTTAAACGGGAATACACTGTTGCAAGAGATAGTTCCATTATCTATAGAGATTGCAAATCCAAAAACAATAGGCGAAAACGGAACCGATCCTGAATATGATGCTCCAGGATTTAACATTAGAAAAAGTCAAGACCCTGTGGACTCGTATTATGAAAGTTTTTGTGCTATTGTACAGGAATCTCGAGTTACACAACCGTGGCCAAATATTAGTGAAAAAACTCTCAATGCAATTAAAAATTATAGACCATTTTTAATGTGTGCTGCACCAGGAACATTACAAATGTTAAAAGATATGGGTTTTAAAACCTTTGATGCATACTGGCCAGAAGACTACGATAATATTAAATCAAACAAAGATAGGCTAGCAAGAATATGCGAAATTATTGAATATATCGATACATTTACTATAGAAGAATTACAAAAAATGTATACCGATATGATTCCTATACTAAAACATAATAACGAAAATCTATACAATTTAAACAAATTTTACAATGAATTAAATTCACAACTTATAGAAAATTCTGATCGTACAAACGGCTAGCCCAATAAGTATGAGCATCTTTTCTGTGGTGCCAATACCGTTGTCCTTCAACACTAAAACCTGCTGCGATGCAATGTTCGAAAAATGATTCTGAAACGTCGTCAAATTTATAAAAGTTATTTGCATTAACTTTTGTTTGATAATAAGCGTATCTATTACCAACAGCACAACTTTGAAATCCATTTCTAAAAATGTAAGGTATTTGATGTGCTTCCAAAATTGTTTGCAAGTTAATTATGTTTAGGTATCTGTTTATTTCCCAGTGTTCTTCGTTGACAAACATATAACGAGAGAGTGCATCAAGTACGTGCTTTTGTTCTTGCGGGAATGTCGGAGCATAATGATCTGCATGAACATGTCCTACATTTCGATCAGGTACATAAGGAACAAAATGCCAATAGTGTTCAGTGTTTGCACTATTAAAAAAGATTTCAGATCTCGAACTACCAGTCCAGTGTATTAAAAATAGTGACTGCTTTGCCAACTCTAAATTATCTAAAATCCAATGAGTCGAAGATCTATTAATGTAATCATTACTGCCGCCGGGTAAAGCAATATTAGTATAATCAACACCAAGTTTATAAGCCAACTGAGCACCAAAACAGTTTTCTCTGTTATAGTTGCCTTCACCTATACCGCTACCCTCGATTTCGCTGCCAGCACTATGACTGCAACCGTTAACAAAAAGATGAGAAAAATTATATTTTTTCTTTAGGAATGATGATATCGGTACCACAGTGACAGTGTTCCTTGCTACAAATTACAGGGTTTAGATTAAACTTTAAATTTTCATTTAAGATATTTCCGTGGTTGTTTCCAACTCCACAACTAGCACTGCTAATTTGTCCAATTGGATTGATAAACAGTGCATCATCAACCGAACAGCGCCAGCCTGCAAAAAAGTTTTGTCTTGCTGAAATAATCTTATTACTATTTACTGGCTCTACAGAATCTGTATAATGTGCTAAACTAATTGCTCGATTTGTTCTGTAAGGTTTGGTTTTACGCATTACAGTTTCAAACTGTGCTTCTCTTAAAAACTTTTCTTTAGCAGGATCAGAGTATTTCCACGGTCCTGCATTAACACTCATTTCGTCAAATAAAGGTGTCCACTCTAAATTATAGTTCAGCACTTCATTTCTTACACGATTACCAAATTCAACAACTTCCCAAAAGCGTTCTTCATGCATTAGCATTTTTGTGCAAAGATAATCTACTTTGTCACACAAAAATGCTGCGTTTTCAATGTACCTATCAGGTTTAACATATTCAATATGAAAACTTGCAACTATGTCATCAAATAGATGATAGTGTTGTTCCCAATATCTCAAAGGACGACTTAGATTTGTATTAACTGCAACAGTTAAATTATCACCTAATTCCGCTTTTAAGTATTCTGTTAGAGGAATAAAGTTTTCCCAATGTGTGGGCTCGCCGCCGCTGTAAAATATTTTAAAATATCTGTAACCTCTGTCTTGATATTGTTGAAAGATATTTCTTACATTACGCTTATAAGAATCTAGATTACCATTGTTACGTGATGTACCACTCCAATTACCTGGGTTACAATAACTACACTGATAGTTACAAAAATTGTTTACTTGCCAAGTAAGACTCATATACTTGTCTTCGATCGGTGTTATTTTAAATAGTTCACTCATATTGTTTTAACCATGACATTTCAGGAAATACTGCCCAAAAGTTTTCTTTTCTATATCGATCAAGATTATTATTGTTTTCAATAAACTGCTTTAACTTTTCTTTATTCTCTGTTCCAGTATTCATAAACTGAACTACACTATCAATCTTTCCAATTACATCTTTAATTATTTCTGGCTTGTTCTTTGCTCGATCTTTTATTTTTTCAAATGCCCAAGATTTATAATCAAGATATTTTGCTCTTAATTCGATTTTAACACTTTCCGGAACGTTGTCAATTCTCATAAAGTCTGGTCCAGTAAGCATATTAAGTCTGCAATTTTCAATATCAACTAATCCACGCTCAACCCAATCCATGTGAAAGTCCGGCCAGTTCCAGGCATTATAAAGACTGACTGTGGGTGTTAGTTCGAAATGTACGTGAGGTACACGTTCTAACATTTCTTGTCTGTTACGTTCAATTGTATTCCATACTGTTCCGTGTCTAGAATATTCTGCTCTATAACCATTACAGTCAAGGCTTGCGCTGACTTGAATGTCTGAAAATTCTTGCCAATAGTCTATAATAGACTTTTGCTTGTATCTAAAATTACTAAAGTTAGTTGTATATCTTAGACGAACATCACGCTTGTTATTTTCTAGCCAATAGTCAAGAATTTGATAATGTTCGTCTGTGATAAGTGCTTCTCCGCCTGCAAAATATACTTCTTCAATGTCAGGCAAATACTTTGTTAAGTCATTCCAAAAGTTATTTTCTTTAGCAATATTAACTACAATCTTGCCATCGTTTTTTAGCATACGAGCAAGTTCGTGTTCTCCATACAAATCTTTAAATTCTTTGGCATGTTGACTGCTTAGTTCAGGTCCACAACTGCGACACTTCATATTACAGATATTTGAAAAACGTATGTCTAAGTATGCCATGCGAAATTCATCAATACTGCCGTCGTCTTTTGTTTTTTCTACCAAGTCAAAGTGTTTTTCACCAAACCAATGGTTGTGATTTTTTCTTAGCGTCCAAATATAAGTACTATCTTCGAGTTCATAACAACGGCTACATACATCAAGTTTTTTGCCTTCCAGCATCGCCAAACGCAATTCTTTGTATTTTTCGCTGTTCCAAACTTCTTCAATACTGTTGTCTTTTAAGTTTCCAAACGGTTGTGTACTATCGGAAATACAGCAAGGCATTGCGTTGCCATTTGGCCATACGTGCATGTGAATCCAAGGTAAAATACAAAATGCCCGATTCTTCTTTAATAATTCTTCTTTATCCATTTAACATTTCACTCAATTCTGGAAACACACTTGTAAAACTTTCTCCACGAATTTTATCACGTCTTTGTGTATGATGTGTAAACTGTTCGCGTTCTTTATCCCATTCGTCTGTTTGATTTGTAAATCTAATAGCATCTTGAATATGCATTGCTTGATACCAATCTCCAGCAATCATAAAATCATGCAAATCATTTAATTTGTCTGTTCCAAATTGCTTGATAGATTTTGGTAAAATTGTTGCAGCATAATAAGAAGGAGTTAACGCTCTATAGATGCTAATCATGTCTTTTTTACGCAACAGATCTTTTTCAATAAGATAGTTATAAAATTGATCGAGTGTTGCATAATTAAAAACACTTAGTACTGTGTTGTACTGATAGTCAATGTAATCTAAGTCTCTAATAGACTTTAAATTAGATTCTACAACAGCCCAGTCTGTTCCGTGACGTATATATTCAGCACGTTCTCCGTAGTGATCAATACTTGCTGAGATTTCTACACGCTTAAATCTACTCCAAAGATCAAGTACGTTGTATTTTTTATATTTAAAATTACTCATATTAGTATTGTAACGAAGTGTAATATTTTTGTTTACACCTTTGCGAATCATTTCTTCAAGAATTATATAATGTTCTTCTGTAATTAGTGGCTCGCCGCCAGCAAAGTATGCTAGATCAATATTTTCAACTTGATTTTTAATTTCTTCTAAAAGTTGACCTGTACTATCGGCGTGATTTATAATTCTATAATCTTTGCTAACTGCTTCGTGTTGCTTCATTTCTTGAGCCCATTGGCTGGAAAATTCTGCACCACAAGTACGACACTTCATGTTACAGATGTTAGAAAATCTTACATCAAAGTATTTCATAGAAAATTGTGGCATACTTCCGTCACTGTTTGTTAAAGTAACTAACTCATCAAAGTCTTTGCCAAAGTGTTCTATACTATATTTCCTAAAACTAAACGGCGAACTTTCTTCGTGTTTGTAGCAGTATGTACAAATTTTATTATTTTTGTCAGACAACATATCTAAACGCAATTGCTTCATTCGGTCATTATTAAAAATTTCAGCAAGTGAAGCATCTTTAACGTTAGCAAAAGGATCTGTATAATCAGAACTACAGCAAGGATAAACATTACCTAGCGGAGTAACATTGAGATGTATCCACGGAAACATGCAAAACGTTTTGCTCTTGTTTAATAAGTAATCTTTATCCATTTGCTGCTTGCTTACACAGTTGGAAAAAATCGTTCATTTCAGGAAAAGTAGATTCAAAATCTATGTTACGTCTACGATCTTGTTCTTTAAAGAAATTCCAAAAGTCTTTTCTACCTTCGTGTATTTTTTCAGGAGCATATTCTGTGCTACGCATGTAATCAACTACACGTCTAAACTTTTCATATTCAAGTTCACTAAAATGAACTTTGCTACCTTCTTGAACGTTGTCTTTGATAAACTGTAGATGCTGTTCCATATACTGCATATATCGTTCTTTAGGAAGAATATTGATGTCGTATTGTAGAGGTTCTTTTAAATAAGGTGTATCAAAATGAATACGCTGCCAACGACTGCTTTCAACATCGTTGTATTTACGACGCCATTCGAGAATTTTTTCAAGCAGAGTTTGAAACGTAGTTACACTAAAAATATTAAACGTAATCATAAATGTAACTGGAGCAGTTGTATTACGCAAAAAATAATCTAAGTTTCTTTCAAATACTTCTATGTCAAGGCCATCACGAATGTATTCAGCACGTTCATTCCAAGTGTCAACACTTGTAAATAACTTAAATTGTTTAATCTTATTTTGAGATAGCAAACTGTTTACAGCATCAGTAAACTTTTCAAGTTGACGTTCTTTGCCGCCAAGGTTGCTGTTGACGTTTAGTTCGAGATTGGGCTTAGGATCTTGCTCTAGTAAATCAAATAGTTTGTATGTACTTTTTTGAATTGTTGGTTCGCCGCCAGTAACACGTAAAATGTTCAGAGTTTTACTAACCTCCGGCCACCATTTCCACCAAGCATGAAGATAAGGATTGTTATCTTCATCATAGACTTTAAACCAGTCAATGTCACAGCGATGATTGTTTACCATATCATACGGACCGTGCTGTCGTATTTCATTGTGAAAGCGGCTACTGGCCTTAGGATGGCAATATCCACAACGGAAGTTACATTCGTTACCAAATGAAATTTCAATATACTCAGGATTTACGTTAAAGTCCCAAGGATTAAATTTAATTTCTTGTAGACGTTGTTCGTTATAGATACTAGCACTGCGTATGTGTCTATCACTTACGTAGTCTTTGCCCATATTTTCAATGTTCCAGCAATATTGACAACCTTTTGGTTGTTTGCCCTCGAGCATTTCTCTACGCTCTTGCTTTTTTTGCTGTGTATTGTGTAATGCACTAGGATTGGTTAACAATTCATCTACTGAAATTTTGTGAGGGGCAGGATGATAACAACTGTGTGTTTCTCCAGTTTGCAAATAAATTGTTGTATGATGCCATTTAGCAAAACAAAATGTTGGGCTAAAATGTCGTGTAGTAACGTCGTTTACATTTTTAATGTAATCCTGTGTTTTTGACATTAATCTTCTCTATCTATGAACTGCTGATTAGTAGTTCTTGCTGGGTTTTGATAAACGGTTTTAAAGAATTTACTTTGATCTGCTTCTAGTGGATATGCTGCAATCGGCAAATCTAGAACTGGAATAAGTACGTCTGCTAAGTCTTCACACTTACGAACAAGATTTTCTTCGTCTACTTTTTTAGTAACAGTGTTTTCCCAATACTCATTTAGCCAATCAAAGTCACGAACATTTACATAATCCCAGTCAGTAAGCATGGTTTTATAAAGGCCTTCTCTAGCACCGTATATGCCCCACATACCGTTCTCAACATCTGCGCCAACCATGAGCCAAATATAAAGTCTGTGTAGATTTTTCCAATGATTCTTTTTAAATGCTTCTACAGTCGGCTTGACACCACGGTCCAGTGCCATTTTAACACCTTCTCTAAATCCTGCACGCCATGCTTGTTGCGGTGTAGCGTTGTTGTAGATTTCACTATAACAACTGTTCATTTGGATATATTCAAGATCCCAGCAAAAATCTACCTGTGCATGTGGATTGTTAGGATCTGCGTTTTCGTGTGTACGCATGTTCAAAACATATTCTTTTGGCCAACATTTTAGGCCGCCATTGCCATACATTAATCCATTAATTGTATTACGGGCAGTCCAACTAATAACACACTTTTCTAGATCTCTGTTTTCGTCAAAATCAAATTCTTTTGTAAGAAATTCTTGGCTGATAACATTATCGCCGTCGACTGTGATGAATCTGTCAGTTTCGCTTAGTCTAGCACAGGCTTTGTGTGCAGCATCACTGCCTTTGACACCATGTACACGTTTTGCCCATGGAATTTTTTTACACAAGTCTGCATAATTTTTTTCAGCGTTTGGCTCGTCATATGACAAATAAATTATATCATAGTCAAGCACTCTAAATTTACCCATTTAATACCTCATGCGAATATGTTTCTAGACGTTTTATAGTATATACACTTAATGCGTTTGGGTCAAGTTCTATTTGGTTTTCAAAGTCAATATGTAAATCTTGTTCAATTAGTGAATTCAATTCTATAGTTAAAAACTTTTCCAGTTGATGTGGGTCGTTGTATCGTGTAAAACTAAAGTTAAGAGATTTTGTAAAAATCATCTTTTTAGATTTAAAATTATCTCTAATGATTTCATCTAACACAATTGTCCATTTTTTATTAGGGATGTCTTGTATGATTTTGATATCAGTTCTTGCACTACTATTAGGAATTTTATATATTTGATTGTTTACATCAAACGTAAAATCTTCTTCGTTAAGTTTATGTTTTAATACATAACTTTTAGAAACAGTATCAAACGCTACATAATAATGAAAAAAGTGTTCTTTACCAGTAATTAAATTTGCAATGTCTGCAAATTCAACTTCGACATAGTTACCTGGCTCAGTATTAACATTTGATACCGCAGTTAAATTACCATCTTCGTCGAAGTAGACATATCGTTTAGTTGAAACATAAAGAATACTTTCAAACATTTAAATATCTTTCATAAATTTTTATAACATCATCTGTAACAAAATCTTTTTCTGTATAATGAAATATTCCGTTTTGCTTGTAATTTCCAATTTTTAGATCAAGATCATTATCTAAGTATACACCTACTTTGTCTTGCCACCGTTCACTGGTTAAGATTTTCCAATCTTGTGTATGGATCTTCATATGAGTAAAATGCGGATATGTTGCTTTGCTTGTAACACGCTCCTCACAGTCTAGTATCTTAGTTACAATTGCAGCACTAATATCTACACTGGCAAATTTTTGAAAATACTTTCCACCTGCATATTGTCCATAAAACAGTTCCCAGTTGTTCATCACTAACTCAAGCCATTTATAAAAGTTGTGTGCTTCGTCGCTTTTTTCAAAGTAATGAAATCCACTGTATAGATTGGGCAGTTGATGATTTCTAAATGCTTTACGATAATAGATGCTAGTTAAAGGAGTTCCTCTATAGGTTTTTACGTTAGTAGTAAAAAATATCTTATAGTTTTTTAGAAAATTCCACCAATGCTCGACATTTTCAAGTACTAACATATCAGTATCTATCACAATTGTACGGTCATACGGTGTAGCATGATAAATTTTCCACCGATTTTCTACTTTCCATTCTGATGACTGTGCAGAATCTTCCCAAGGAATACTAACAATATCATCGAACACTGCTGAATGTTTTTTGTCAAGTGTGTCGTTGGTAATAAGACAAATTTTACTGTCAGGATTGGTAGCACGAATACTTAATGCACACAAGTATGCTTGTTTTACATAGTTGTGTGTGCTGTTCTGTGCAAGCATTGTAAAATTAACTGTCATTGTCTATTACTCTACCAAGACTAAACTTATTCATAACATGAACGTTGCTGTTTTTTATTTTTGTAGGAAAGTATTTTCCTGCTTCGTTTTCTTTTTCTAATAAAATTAAAAAATTTTCATTGTTGATTTCAACTAACAAGTCTCTGTCAATTGAATAATACATTGTACCCGGCATTGGTTTAGCAAAGTCACCTGCTTGAAATCCGTTCATCATATGAATTGCTATACTAAAAGCATGATCATTTCTAAAAACACTTGTGCGTATTTGATAAAGATTTCGATAATGTAACCAATTTTCTTGTATGTGTTTTATTAAGTTAAAAAAAACTTTATTAGTTTCTGTTTTTCTAAAAAAAACTGCTGTTGCCCAGTAAAAATTTGGACCAACTTCGCTGATAGAGTTAAATTCTGATACATCTCTCCATCCGGCTAAATCAAACGCATCTTGATAAATTAAAAAGTCATGTGCTTGTGTAAAACAATTAGACAATAAATTATTTGCAATTATAAAATCTGTATCAAGTAGGAGTGTTTCGTTGTAAGGAGTTAAATCAAATACACTGCTTCTACTTGTATTTTTAAATTCAAGATTTTTTCTAGTCCAAGATCCGTCGTAGTATTTTTTATATGTATATGAAGATTCTTTTTCTAGTTCAATAACTTTATCAAACACAGACATTGAATCTGTGTATCTTTCATTAAGATATTGTACATTGTCTGTTATAATACTAACCGGTAAGTTTAAGTAATTTTTAATACGCTTTGCCGAAAATACTGCTTGTTTTACATAATCAACTTCGCTGTTATTTCTTGCGATAAGCAAAACACCTTTGCTCATAAATCGATTATACCTTCAACTGTTCTGTTGCTTTTTAATTTGTTGTATTCAATTAAATATTTGTTGGTTGCTGCAAAGTAAACACCAACGATACTTTTGGTAAATTCAAACAACTCTTCAATTTCTACTGGTATTCCGTTATCATCAACTAGGATTGTTTCAGTTTGCTTTAAAGCAATAAGTGCTTGACAGAAACTAACTAACTCTTGTTTTACTGTAAACTGGCCACCGTTGAAATAATATACAATATCATTTTGATATTGTTCTTTTAAAACACGTTTTTGATTGTTTAGTGTGATCATATAATTACTAAAATCAAGTGCTTGTTTTAGTTTTTCGTCCATAGATTACTCCTATCGTATTGATATAATACGACATTTTTTAATATTTGTCAAATAATTTTAAGCAGGAGGAGTTAAATTGTCACTGGTAAGTGCAATTGCTGTTGCTAGTGTCGGGGCTGCCAAACTAACTGCGGTATACGATGCTGAGTTATATATAAACGAACTGTTTGGTCTACCAGTGTTAACTGTGCTAGTTGTTGTACCAGTTACTGGTTCGTCAATTGGAGTTCCACCAACTGGACTTCCTGCATTAGTACCAGTATCACCGTCATTGAATTCAATTCTAAATCTCAATGTTGATCCAGAAAGTAACCCAGATATAGTATAATCGTTGTCTGCATATACTCCAGATCCTGCTTTAATAAACAACTGTCTGTAACTAGATGTTAAACTGCTAAAACCGCTGCCTCCAGAACCAGCCGGAGTTGGGGTACCAGATGATGCTGTTATTCTAAATTTATTAAATGTAATAGTACCCATTGCACTTAGCAAACCTTGCCAGTCTGTGTCTTTTGATCCACTGCCGCCAGTTAGACTAGCAGTAAAACGTATTTCACCACCTGCATTAAAATAAAAATTCATTGCGTTAACAGTAGGAAATGTTACAGTTACTACATGATAAATGCTTTCAACCTGGCCTGTGCCGCCCCACTGAGTACTTCGTGAACTGTTAAGCGGTGTTCCTGGGCTAAAACTAGTTATTGAAAACCCAGTTACACTAGGATCAAAGTTACTCACAGTGTTTATTAACGACTCGTAATCATTAATACCTTGTATTGTACCGTCAGCCGGTGTTGCTTTTGCACCTGTAGTTTGGTTAAAAGTTTGAGACTGATTTGCACCAACAGTTTGTCCTGTTGGCGGTACTGCAACAGTGGTGCTTACACTACCAACTTGATGCACATACGTTCCTTGTGCATCGAGAAATAGATCTAGCATCTGTTCAGAGGTAACCGAGTCAACTGTGGCTGCAACTGTTGTAGACCTCATGGTCTGTCCATATTGTGTTGCATAGATACTGGACAAAGTACTTCTGATTGAATTATAAGAACTAGCTGTTAAAGAGGATCCGGTTGATACAGGCATTAGTTTTTCTCCTAGTACTTATATATAGTTTCTGTCATTACAAACTTTGTATAGTTTGATATGCAGGAGAAGGCACTGACACATAAGAACCAGTTGCTCTGTATTGAGATATCGAACTTAACAACGTACCTTCGACTGGCTCGTCAACGTTGTTACTTAGATCATCGGTGAATTCAACTAAGAATGTAACAACTCCTGATGTTTGATCGCCCTTGGCTTTAACTACAAATGTGTTACCTGTATAAACACTTGTACCAGATTTTGTATAAAGTGTTTGATACGTACTTGTTAAGTCAAAGTTACCTAAACTAGACGATATACCAGAACTTGCAGTAACAGTTGTATAGTTAAATCTCAAAGTTCCAATTGACTGTAATAGATTTTGCCAATCAATAAATTTTGAAGTAGACGAAGGAGGGCTGGAAATTGATGGTACAATTCTTATTTCGCCGCCGCTGTTAAAGAAATGTCTTCTGTGATCTGCGGCAGTGGCTGTACCCGATGTTCCATCCGAATTTATAACAGTATAACCACCAGTAAATGTTACAGTAAATTCATGACGCACTGTTTGAGGTTGCGATGCGCCACCCCACGCTGATGTACGCTGACTACTTAACTTATTTTCTACTGTTGCTTGTGACGAGTCTAATGCAAATCTATTAATTTCTGCATAAACAAACGTTGAAATATTTTCGTATTGAGCATAAACTGTATCTGTTATTTCGTCTGCGGAAGCAACAATACTCGTTAGGGTAGGAAGACTTCCTGTTTGGTGTACATATGCTTTTTCTAAATCAGATTTTAAATTTTGCATGTGTAGAGCATTAACAGTATTTGTTGTTGCTACTGTTGTGCTAACTGGTCTTTGTCCATATCCTAAATTTCCGCTGCCGTTGCCTAAAACAGCAATTGCCTTTGCTTGCATACTATTGTATCGCGCTGCGGTAATTATCTCTCCAACTGCCATTACTTATTCCTATAAACTGCTAGTTTTATTTATACTTTAAGAACACACTCGACTAACTTTTCGTCAGTTGAATCGTTGGTCTCTAATGCTACTCCAATTAATGCAGTTGTTGCCATTGTAGTGCAAACGCCTGCATCCCAAGCATAAACTGCTTGACCTTTTTTAACTGGGCCTACTATTCTTACCGGTACACGACCTTTAAGTGCAATTGCTTGGCCGTTCTCAAGTTCGCTATTCATCAAGTATGCAGGCTTTTCGGAAATTACACCGATTGCTAAATCACTTGCTGTAGCCGGACAAGTTTCGTGTTCACTGTGTTTGCAAACTGCCATTGCTGTTCCAACTGGCCATTCTTGTTCTGTTGTATACTTTTCTGCAAGGTCAGCGTATCTGGCTTTAGTTGCAGTACCATTAAACACAACTGCTGTCAAGTTACCGCTGCTGTCTCTTGCTGCAACGGTGTTTGCAGTTGCAGAGGTTGATGCAGATCTTCCTGTGCCACCCACTGTTAACAATCCTGCTTCAGTTGCAGTACCTACAAGGTTAGTAGCATATACATTTGCCCATGCATTACCCGAAGCACCTAAATTAAATGTATTATTTGCGCCCGGTGCTATTCCAGTGTTGGTAATTGTAGATACTAGCACATCAGTGCTAGATCTAAAACGTAATGCATTTCTAACTAATTTTATTTGCGGAGTTGAAGTATCCGAGTCGATGTTAACAATTAAATCATCGTCGTTGCCTAATGTATATCCTACGTCGCCAAACTTAACAATCCCAGTAAATATAACATTGTCGGTTGTTAAATAATCCGACGCAGGACGTCCTGCTAATCTCAACGCATTTGAAGCAGTGCCCCAATATCTATGATC